TTATGCAGCCAACTCGCCAACAGCATCCAGCAATTCCATCCAGCGATACAGAGGCATGTCTTTATGACCTATGCCTAAATCAGCCCGCCAGTAGTGTACCTGTCGCACAGTGACGCTAAGCATGTCTGCTACAGCCTGATTGCTCAGTCTATGCTTTTTCATCATCCCCCGCAGATTTTCGGGGGTGTAGCCTAGTTGCCAGTTCATTTAAACAAGATGCCCCATAAATCTATCGGTATACTCGCCCTTTTCATGCGCCTCAATATCCATGTAATAGAACATCACCTCGCGCTGCAAATCATCCTCTGACATAATAACAGGGGATTCAACTATAGTATCACCACCCGTTCCCGGCAAAAAATCCACTTCGATGTCAGCAACAGAGAACAGATTTCTACGCCCATGAATAGCTGCAAACTCCATGTATGTGTATATAACCGCAGGGGATTTATAGTGTTCGCCCGTATTGGAGTTAAAACCAATACTAATTTTTCCATTTATCGTCGCCATATCACGCAATCTCTTTTAACGATTCAAGACGGAAAACACGACCCGTTGACTCTTCTAATGACTCCATAAAATCACGTGCAGTCTTTCTATCGCTGAACGTTAAAGCCCCTTCTGGAAGTTTCTTATTTTCGTTAAAAGAAATGAAGTCAATCTCGATTTCAGAGCCATTAGTTGATAATACTGAATATTTATGATCCTGATCGTGGATTGAATTTTGCGACTGAATGAAGTATTTGCGTGCCATGATTTTATCTCTTGATGAATGTTGTTTGCTTCGATGGAGTAATCTTATACTGAACTAATGGTTCACGTCAACAACTAAATGAACTAAAAATTCATGGCATAACAACCTGATTCGACGACGGATCACGGGACAGCCCGCGACATTTACATTCTACTCCCCGCGTGACCCGTCAAATTGCGGGTTAGCGGTGTCCATCCAACATCAAGCCCTTGAGCGCCTCAGCGATTTCGCGCATTTTTTCTATCTCCTCGTCTCCATATGGAGAGTTGTCACGCTCGGCAGAGCTGTTGTCTTCCTTCGCCAGTCGGCGAATTGAGTACAACAATACCAGATACTAGAGCTGTCATTATCTAACAACTAATTCCGCGAGGATTATTCCGTTGGCATCCTCTGCGCCAAAGCTTGTGCGTCGATGTGCATATAAATGCTGAATGCGGCGAGGGTTTTGTGTCCGGTGATCCGCATGACCTCCGCTAACTGGAATAGGCCGGACTCGACGAGGCGGCTGGTGGCTTCGCGGCGGAGGTCGTGCAGGTGCAGGTTGGTGATGCCAGCGCGTTTGCAGGCATCGTGCATCGCGTGAGTGAGCGAGTCTGGTTTGAGGTCGGTAAATACGGTGTCGCTGCGTTGGGGTTGGGCTGCGATGAGTTGCGCGGCGGCTGGGGTTAGCGGGATGCTGCGGTCTTCGCCGTTTTTTGTGTCGCGCAAGGTGGCGGTGCGTTGGTACAAGTTTATGTCTGCCCATGTAAGGCGGCATAACTCGCTGCGGCGCATGGCAGTTTCGAGCAGGAGTAGCACTGCGTCGTGGTAGGGTTTGTCGAGTTCGGCAAGCAAGCGGTCAAGTTCGCCTTTTTTCAGGCGGCGGTTGCGGCTTTTGTTTTGCTTGGGGAGCTTGATGTTTTCTACGGGGTTGCGTAGGTCGTACATCCCCCACTCTTTGGCGGCGGTGGAAAAGACTTGGCTGATGATGGTGAGGTCGTTGCGGATCGTGCTGGGGGATTTGCCCGCTGCGGCGCGGGCATCGCGGTAGTCGGCAATTTGTTTGCCGCGTATTTCTGTTAAATACCAGTCTGCTAGTGGGATCTTCATTAGGGCTTTTATGCGGTTTGTTTCTTGTTTCGCGCCTTTTTTGCTGGGTGTGATTTCGTCGAGATAGCGTTGCAGGGCTTCGGATAGTTTTGTGCTGCTGGATTCGTCCGCGTCTTGCCATTTGCCCCTGTGCATTTTTGCTTCGACTTCCGCCGCCCATATTTCGGCTTCGCGCTTGGTGTCGAATGTGGCAGACACGGGGTTATAGCCGCGTCTGCGGATTTGGACGCGCCAGCCGAGTTTACGCTTGCTGATGGTTGCCATCCGTGGCTACTCCCGTGTCATACGCTGGCGATGTTGATGTGAGCTGGTACAAGGCGCGGTCTGCCGCGCTTGCGTTCGGGTTTGCCGCCGTTTTCTAGCCATTTTTGCACGTCGTCAGGCAACCAGTACGGTCGCCGCCCTATTTTCCCCTTTGGTGGCGGGATGCTTTGCGGGTCTCGCACGATCAGGGCGCGTAATGCCTCGGTGGTTTTTCCGAGTGTTTTTGCCAGTTGAGCGGTGTATAGGATTGGCGGTTCAGACATTATAACGTCCTCTCTATTTTCATTTCGCAGCCGTAGCTGGGCGCACGTCCACCGAAATACGGGTTCATGAATGGTGTTTGGTTTGCGAGTTTTAAGACGTTATCGGGTTGCACGTAACGTTTGCATTGTTCGCGTACAGGGCATTGTTCGCCGCTGAGTTCCGAACCAGAACAGCGTGTTGCATCAAGAGGCAGAGGGTTGATTTCCATCGTTTAGTTACTCAGGTGAGGTTTGGTTGTTGGTGAGAGCCAGCCTTCATCCAGCGGCAAGTATCGTGAGCCGCGCACCTCTGGCTGTAGGTGGTAGGCGTATCCCGAATGCCCCGGATAGCCCTCTTGCCATGTCCAGACGCGCTGGACGGTGTGTTGGGTGGGCTGGGTGTTAGGCCAAGCGGAAAAATTGGTTTGTACGCTGTCGCCCACTTTGTATTTAGGTGGGTTGCGCAGCTGCCGTTCACCCGCTGTCGCGGGTGGTTTTGCTGCATCCATGAGTTCGTCGCGCCAGTTCACGCGGCGTTCCTCATCAGTTGGGTGTTCTGGATTGCAACGCGCACCGCAAAATCTAGGCTGGATGACGTGCCAATGAATGTGCTGCGATCCCATGCGCCGCCGTTTAGCTTGCGCACGTCGTAGAGGGCTTCGCCAGTTAGCCGGTGACGGTGAGAGACGATGAATGCGCGTCCCCACCAATCGGCGATTTCATCGGGTTCGCGTAGTTCGTTGGGGATTGTGTCGAAATGGTACGGGAGGCACGGGTCGATTGGCACGCCTTCGATTCGGTGTTGTTGTGCCGGTGCGTGTTTGCGGCGGTCGTATTGCTCGACGACTTGGTGTAATGGGTAGTAACTTTCGTAGCGGTATGCGTTGTGGATACAGCGTAGCCGGTGCGTCTTTTCGAGACGTGCTTTACAGGCTTTGATGCGTTGCACTAGGGCATTTCTGGCAATGCCGCATTCTTCGCGATTCAGCGCGTCAGCGAGGATTAGCAGCTTTTGCTGGGGTGTCAGGTCGTGGTCTTTTTCAACGCGGCTTGCGGTTTTTGCGCCGTCGAATGCAGAGGCGCGGATGATGTCACGCACGGTGATTTCGTGGGTAACTGCCTTCCGAATGAATTCGTTGGGATTGCCGTCTCTGAGGTAGTTGATCAGGTCAATTGTGTATTCGTCTTGCAGTTTTTCGAGGTTCATTTTTCGATACTCCGGGCTGGGATTTTGATTTCTGTTACAGATTTCAAATCGTCGTCTTTTAAGATTGCCAACACCATTTGTAGCTTGTCGTTCGGGATGCGCATCACAGTAGATCCGCATCACTTGGGGCGATGTGCGCCGCGATAGCCCCCGCGTTTTTTCGCGGGGAATAGTTCAATTTGGTCGAGTTTTGGTGCTGGCTTTTTCATTGCGGTGATTCGGGTTAGTGCATCCGCTCTTTGCGGTCGACTTTGTGAAATTTCACGTCGAAGTCCAAAACGAATATTTCACCCGTTCTTTCGTCTTTCCCGCCGACTTAAAATGTTGCGCCGTCTAGGTTTTCAGCGAGACAGCGGGTGGTGATAATTTCCATTAGGTCGGTCATGGTCATGTTTTCGGTGAGTTTCAAGAGTTGGCTCATGTTCGTGTTTCCTTCCCCGCTGGTGCGGGGTGTTTTGGTAATTGGTTAGCCTGTTGTTTCCGTTTCTGGGTCAGTTGCGTCCAGCGGTTTTATTTTCAGGATTCGCTGGATTACGTTGTCGTGTTCCACGATTTCGCCCAGCAATACATTCACATTGTCGTATGTGGCGTGGATCTGATCGTCGTCATAACAGGCGATTGCTAATTCAAAATTAACGATATGTTGGAGCAGTTCTTTGGCTTGCAGGTACATCCCTTCTGTTCGTTTCAGGAGCACTTTCTTTTCTGCTTTGCTTAAGCTCATTTTGTTTTTGCCCCTTCCCACTTGTTTTCAAATTCTTTTTTTGCATCCAATCCGGCACTGAATCCGTCTTTTTGCCCTTGAATGTTTGCTGCGATGATGATCATTAGCAGTATCACCAGGAATAAAATGTTTAATGTTGTGTTTGTCATGTTGGTTCCCTTCCCCGGCGTTGCCGGGGTGTTGTTAATTAGTATTCGCGCAAGCTGGCGATGAGTTTGCCCTGAACTTCTACGCTATTCGGTGGGTAGCGGATTGGCTGGATGGTTGGGTTCTCGGCTCTTAATTCGACGTAATCGCCCATGCGGTAATAACGTTTTAACGTCACCTCTTCGCGATTTACCAGTGCGACAACGATGTCACCATTTTTTACCGGTGCGGATTGGTCGATAACTACGATGTCTCCGTCATAAATTCCAATGCCTCTCATGGTTTCACCACGAAATTCCAGTGTGTAGCGGCCTTTTTTGGTTATGATCATTTCGCTCATGTTAGTGTTCCTTTCGTTAGGCTTGTGCGTTTAGTGGCATGTATGCCGGTGCGGTTTTGCTGATTTTGTACTTGTCAAAACCGCCCTTGGGGTTTGCTGGGTCGTAATTGGGGTTGAGGAATACAACCCCTTCCCTTTCGAGCGCGTCGAGTGCGATGGCTGCGAGGTCTTGGGCTTTCTGGTGGTCGGTGGTTACGCCGTCCAGCAGCAGCACTTGTTTGCATTGGGGGAAGCTGCAACGTTTGATGCGTTGGTCGCTGATGGCTTCCCAAATCGCGGCGATGGCGTTTCTTTCCAGCGTTGCGGGCTTGCTGGGTGCTGGGCTTACTGGCGTAGGCTTACTGGCAAGGGGGCTTACTGGGGAAAGCTTACTGAGAGGGGGCTTACTTGGCTGGGGTGGGCTTACGTAAGCCCCCTGTTGGCTGACAGTAAGGTTGGTTGCAGTAAGGTTTTGCGGTGCTGGGGCGGGGTGCGCAGTAAGGTTACGACGGGCGCGGGCGGTGGCTAGGTCGCTGATGTTGCCAGTAAGGTTTTGCTGGGTTGGGGCGGGTGGTGCAGTAAGGTTTTGCGCAACAGGGGCGGGGGTTGCGGCTTTTGCAACGTGGGCAGGTGCGCTGTGTGTGATGGGTGCTGCGGGTGTGCTGATGCCGTTGCTTGGGGCAGGGTAAGTGCGTTTGTTTTGCGGGTCTGTGCCGTCTGGGTCAAGCGGGTTGCCGCTGCCGTCACGACCCAGCAGCATGAGGGCGCGTTTACGGTCGGAGACATACGCGCCAACGAAGTGGAAGGCGTATTCAAATGTGCCGATAATGATCAGCGAGAACAAGAAGGAGGCGAGTAGGGAGGTTGCGCCAACGGTCTGCTGGATAAAGCGGATCATGGCGTAGTTGTTGGATTCGTCGTATTCCAGTGCTTTTGCCTGATTGATCGCGCCGGAGAGGGCAGCGGCGTTGGTGGCGGCGGTGGCTTGCATGGATGACTCACTCTGAGCCTTGAGTGAGTTGACCCGCGCTTGTGAGCCTTCGCAGTGTTTTTCTTTGCCTTGACTCATTCTGACTCGGCATTGTGCGAGCTTGGTTTCTGCATCTGCCAGTTGGGTAGCGTAAGGATTAGCAATAGGGGTTGAGGCATTGTGAGTCATGCCGTTGATACTGCCCAAAGCGGCTTGGAACACGGGGGAGTCTTCGGAACGTGTCTTTACAATATCGTCACCGCGCTCCATTGATTGGCTGATGTCCGTGAAAAAATTGAAGCCGACCAGTAGAACTATGCCAGCCAGTGCCGCTGCACCGGCGTAGCCGCTGGAGTAGAGCATGGACTGGGCAACGGTGATGATGGTGGCAATGCCTAGGCCGAGGACGGCGTTTAGCCATTGTTCACCCGTCCAGATAGCGGGGTTCATTTCGCCGCCGACAAAATAGCGGGTGACGAAATAGGCGGTTGCAAGGAATCCGCAAATAGCGGCTACTTTCAGCCATTTCTCGCCGGATGCGGTTTCGCGCACTAAATCGCGCACTGATTTTGTGTGGATCAGGTAGGCGGGCCGGGGTAGTTGCTTGAGTTTGGCTTCGTAGTCTGTGTGTTGGGCGACGTTGATTTCCATTTCACACCCCCATCGCTGCTGTGGTGTAACCGCTGGCAGCCATACAGACGGCGGATACCCAAGCGGTGAGGCGTTTTGACTCGGAGCGAGTCATAAAGCCAACGCCGATGAAAAACACCAGCATAAATGAGGGCGGGATAGCCGCCAGCGGGTAGTTTATGCCGAGACGGAACGGTGTCATCAGGGTTAAGCCTACGCCGATGGTGGCGGCGGTGAGCATGATTTCGTGCCAGTGGTTTGCGATAAACCGGATTGCCCATGCGATGGGGTCGAGTCGGTTTGACTCGCCTTGAGTCATTAGCGCGGGTTCTGTTGGGTTGGCTGGGTCAAATGTCCACGCATCGGGTGAAACCGTTATATGTTGCGGTTTTGGTGGAGTTTCTGGTACATTTTGTGTCGTGATTTCCATAAGTTTGCCCTTCTGGTTATGTCACCTGAGCCGCTGTTCGTGCAGCGGCTCTCTCGTTTCTGGAATCCTCCAATTTCTTCCAGTGGAAGAGTAGGAGGGTGATTTCTCTGTTGGTTGATCGCCCTGATCGTTTCGCCCTTGCGCTGATCCAGTCCATTAGGTCTGGCGGGAGGCGGATGGTGTGTTGGGCGGTGTCACCGTGTTTCATTGCGGCGGTCTACTTCTTTCCAGCCAAGCTCCTCTAGTTTGTTATTGATGCACTTCCAATCGCCGTTGCATTCGGCTCTCACCTTCGCGTAGTCGGCTATAAACTGTGCCCCTGTCTCACAGTATTCAGTGCAAGGTGCGGTATCGCTGGCGGCATTGGCGTTGTTCCATGTTGCTGCCAATGCTAATGCGGCGATTAAAGAAACTAATGCGATAGTGAGTTGTAGTTTTTTTGCGTTCATGAGATAGCCCTTCTCTGTGTTGAAGAATCAGACGAAGCTGAAGTGGATGGTGACGCTTTCCGCGTCTTGGTCTTCGGTTAACATATAGCGAGTGCTGTAACACTGTACGGCTTCATCAAAGGCTTCTTGCGCAATTGCAGCAGCTTGATTGTCTGAGCCAAATGAGTTGTAGATGTGTGCACTAACTACGGATGCATCCCCCGAAAATATGCCTAGATCTTTCACTGTTTATCCCCCAGTAATCCGTGGCGACGGAGTTTGGTGCGCAACGTTGCGCGGTTGATACCCAAGCATTCCGCTGCACGCGATTGGTTGCCGTGCGTGTAGCGCATCATGATTTCGAGCATGGGGCGTTCGGCTTTGTCGACCACGAGGCGGTAGATGTTGCTGGCTTCGGTGTCGCCAAGGGCTTCGAGGTGGTCTTGCAGCGAGTCGAGGACGGCTTCACTTATTGATGGGTCTAGCCATGCTTGGCTGACTGCTGGGATTTTTGTTGCTGGCATTTCGTTGTTTCCTTTCGGTTGTTAGTCGGTTTTGTTGCTGGCAGTTTTTGTGCCAGTGAGTTAAATATAATTAACCACATATGCGGTTGTCAAGTATTTGGTTAAATATTTTTAATCGGGCAGGGGATGTTTTGCTAGGGTGTGGGAGTGGGGCAAAAAAAAAGCCCCGTGGGTCGGGGCTTTGGTTGGAGGTGTTTTAGTGGGTTATCCGATGTCGTCTTCGTTGATGCTGATCAGTTGTGCTTTGGTGATCCTGCCGCCTGATTCTTTGACTAGCAGTCGCATGTGGATAGGCCGTCGACCGAATCCGTCATTTTTAAGGATTTCCATTTGACTGTGGTTGAGTGCGCCGTCGTGAATGATGACGCGAATTAGGTTGCCTTGGCTGTCGCGTATTTCTAAATCGGTATTGTCGAGATCTTCCAGCCCGATATTGGCAATGCTGTAACTGCCGTCAATAAAGCGTTCGCTGGCTTGTTTGCGTTCGCGGGGGTTGAGTAATGCACCTTGTGCCCCGCTAATAGTGAGAGGATTGGTGTTTTCTGAGGCGATTTGTAGTTGGTCTGTGGGCTTGAGGCGCGAAAGCAGGTCTGATTTGAATGCGTCGTTTTCGTCGCGGATTTCACGGATAAGAGGGTTTCCCTGGTGTAATGCAGCGACTATGCTTTCGGCAATTATTTGCTGTTTTTGAAGCTCTATCTTGCTGAGTTCAACTTGATGATTTAGTGCGTGTTCTTGTGATTTTCGGTTATTGTAGACCTTCCAGCCCCAGCCACCAGTGAGCATCAGGCCAAAGCCAATCAATGTCATAGTGAGTTGTTCGGGTGTCATTTTGCTGGTTGCGTCCTGAAATATTTTGACGAGCGGTTCTGAGAGCAAGGTTTCAAATATGGATGAGCCTTTGTCTACCTTGACGACTAATTCTAGCTTATCGCGGTCTTCTTTTGTAAGTTTTCTAAGGTTTTCATCGCCATAGCGGGTTCGACAATAGAGACGGTAAACCTGTTTTTGCAGCTCTAAAATGGCAGGCATTATTCGAGTGGGCACAGATCTGTCAAAATCTTCGCCGATTAAGCGGATAGTGAGCTTTGGCCAACCTTCAAACGTGACTTTTATCGCTGGGTCAAATCCTACGCCGTTATTGAGTAAATTAAGAATTTCTAGTGCTTGGTCTTCGCTGCGAATAATGAGTTCGTTTTTTTCGGTCACTGAAAATCCTCGTCACACGTTTTGTAAGTCACCGGCTTAACGGTGTATTGCGCCCGCGCCTCGCGGATCTGCTTAGCTTGCACGGGCGCGGCTTCAGCAATCTGGAAAAGGGCGAAGTCCAAAATTGCTTTGCGCTTGTCGTCTGGAAGGCTTTCAAACACATTCAGCAGGCGATAGCCCTCACCAGTGATGCGTTTGACTGGTCTACCGTGCCCGATTGTGTCCACCGGAAAATCAGGGATGAACAAAATCCACGGTTCAACACGCAAAACTTCAGCAACAGCAATGATTGTGTCGATATTGACGTTGCGTAGCTCCGGCTCTTTCATAAACGTGGTTAATGTGGGTTTTGTAAGCCCAGCACGTACCGCCAGCGTGGAAACGTTGTCAGCTCGTCCTGCCTGAATCAGTGCCTTTATGTTGGAGGCAATCCATTCTTTCTTGTACATGAGTAAATTTTATTTGACTGGCAGTTAAATTTGTCCTTGACAGCAGAGTTAAATATAATTAACTTATACGGCATGAACCAACTACTATCAGCCTACAATTCAGCCATTGAACGACTAAGAGCAGCAAAAGGTAAACATAAAGCCATTGCTGAGAAGGTCGGGAAAACGCCTGCATGGATTTCACTGATTGCCAGTGAAAAAATTGCAGACCCCGGAATAAAGGCTATGGCGATGTTGATAGATGCTCTTGATGAGCTTGAGTTGTCGGGAAAGCTTGAGCCTCGCGCTGACAGCGTAGGGCAGGGTGCAGATGCCGCTCAACCAGAAGTTTTTTATGGGGTTGATAAGGGGATGAGTCCAGTTTATCAGCAAGTGACGCTCGATAAGCCCCGCGTATTGGGGAGGTTTGTTGGGCGGGATCAGGAGAAGATGCAGGTGGGGGTGGCGTTGTGAGCTTTGCAGATTTTTGGGCAGAGAAAGCAAACGACCATCAGCACACGTTCCTGAGTACACGCTTATGCACCAAGCGCAATCTGATCGTTGATCGCCAGAAGGGGACAACGATGGGGTTTACCGCAGAGGCGATGATCATGGCACTGGAAACTGACACAACCCAAGTTTTCGTTGCGCCAACTATCGCGCAAGTGTTGATGGTTAAGGCATACGCCAAGCATTTGGCACAGGAATACGGTCACATTGATTTGCGCCCGCTGATGCAGCTTTTCCGGTTCGAGTCGCCCATTACGTTGCGCAACTCGACCGAGGGGCTTCCGGTAATCGACTTGTATGTGGGTGACTGGTTATTCATGCGGGATAGCGAGGTGGAGTTTTTGCGCACGTTTGTCCGCAGGCAGCCACCTAACCGCAATACGTGGGTTAGTGTGTTGCCGGATTTGCCGAAGCTGCACGTTTTGCTGGGTGCTACCCAATTGACATGAGGTTTTTGTTAAGCAGGTGGGCTTTGACTTCGCGGTCACGTCTGCCACTGAGGTTTTTCCACTGGAGTAATTCCGGGTGTGAGACTTCAAGCTGGTGATAAAACGTGTCGAATTTGAGGGTGTGGCGGTCAGATTCGGGGAGTTCAAGCCACAAGGTGGTGATGGCGGTTAGGGATTCTGCCTTTTTCATTGGTTTCTCGGTTGGTTGGTTGTTGAGCCTCAATCATACCGAAAACGCTGCGCCGGGGCAGCGCAAAAAAGCCCGGAGTGTTTTTTGCAGGCTGTCTGTCCTGTCTTGGCATCAGCACTCTCTAGCGGTTAGTGAGGGCAGATGGCCTGCAAAGAGCATGGGTACTGAAAAACAACACCGACCGTGGCCTTGTAGCGTAATCCCGGTACGCGCCAGTGGGGTGGGGATAGGCTCTTTTATTTATACCTCCTCCTCCTAGCGGCGGGGCAACGGAATAGGCCGTTGCCCCAATGACGCGAAGGAGAAAACGCCCAGTCAGGATGGCAGGGAGTGGAAAGGGAAAGGACAAAAAAATGGCGCAAACATCTGCAAAATGCCGCGCCTAAATTACTTTTAATGAAGGTGTTATTATGCCAGAAAACGGCTCTAAAACCAATAGAATCAAGCCTGACAGGGCGATAAATCAAGATTATTGCGCACCTGAAAACATCCGAAATTTCTTCGGAAAGATCTTTGTTACGGAAGCGTGGCTTGCTGCACGTTTCCAGATTCCCGCCGCGTTACTTTCTAGCGTTATTGATCAAAATGAGTCCGATTGGGCGTTGAGTCAGGCGTTGTGCCATACGCACCGCGCTTACGGCAATCGCTGGATCGGTGATCAGGCGTTTATTGATATTTACCAGCATAAGGACACTGATCGTTATTTTGACGAGGCCGCACGCGGGGCGGTGTTGCAGTTGCTGGGGCATTACCGCTTCAGCCCGCAATCGTTGGTTGAGGCATAGCCGTGGCAACGGCATCATTTGGGCATTACGACAAGCCCAAGCAGCAACCGGCTTACGGGGAGGCATATACCCCCTACAAAAACCGCAAGAACTTTGCACTGAAACGCCAGAAGCGCGAACTTATCCGTGCTGCGGTTGATGTTGAAACGCTGGATGCTGTTTTTAACGGAATGATCCGCCAGTACAAATACCGTGAGCAAAAAGTTAAGACTGCGTTGCACAAGTATGGCAAAGACCCTGAAAAGTCGGACTTTGCTAAGGCGCGTTTGACTGAGTTTGCGCAGTGTAAAGAGGATCTGACTAAGCTTCATGGCCGCATCCGCCGCCCCTTGGTCGGCATTATCGAGAGCCGCAACCGTATCTTTAAGGACGCTACGCCGGAGGAAAGGGCGGAGCGCACCGCTGTGTTACTTAAAATCCCCCCTTCAGAGTTTGCCGGTTTCGATGCGCTGTCGCCGGATCAGCAGGATGTAGAGCTGCTGCGCTTGGTTGATCTGCATGGCACGGGCAGCAAAAACGGTGGTTATTCCGATGCGCTGTTGAATATGCCGGGGCTGGTTAATCCCCACACCACGGGCAAGCACAAGGACATTGATGGCAAGCGTCGTCGGACATTGCTTCAGTGGGAGATGATTGACCGTTTAATTTATGCGGCTCTAAACCCATCAAAATACCAACATATTTTTTTCCACGAGACCGATAAAAACATCCATCGCTGGGGTAAGAATCGCCGCCAAATGCGGTCTGAGGGTCGTCTGGCAATGGTGCGCGTACTGATCGTGCTGATCCTGCGCCTTGACATCAACAAGTCGCTGCGCGCTGGGGTTTATAACCCGGAGACGGATATGTTTGAGGGCATTCCTCGCGCCAAAATCGCAGAGTGGGCTGGAATATCTGCGCACGCCGTCAAGGATGTGCTAGAGAATTTGGTGAAACTGCACATCTTGTACCCCGGCAAGCAGCCGCGCGAGTCATACCCCGGCACTGGCGCGGACGATCCGATCAAGTACAAGGGTCTGCCTGTCGTGCGTCGCTTTACGATGTTGCTGATTGCTGGATTGAGCCTTGAGCATTTGCATAAGACGGCAACGGTTGATCCGAAGAAGGATTTGGACGACGCACAGTTGGCTGAGTTGCGTGATATGGAGCTGATGGGCGAGGAGCTGGGTATTGACGTATCTGGTGAGATTGCCAAAGCTGAAGCGATGTTTATGATCAAGAATTGCACTAAATAAGCATATTGTAGGATAGTCACGTCTACTGTATTTGAATTGATTAATTACCACCCGCCACACTGTTCGCAGCGTCAACATACAAGATATTCATCCCTCACTAACCCGCCACGGCGGGTTTCTTTTTGCCCATGCTTTTCGTTATCCACAAGTGGTTAAAATATTAGTCCCCCGACTATTAAAATATTAGTCCCCCGACTATTAAAATATTAGTCCCCCGACTATTAAAATATTAGTCAGTTATTCACATGGTATTCTTTTAGTCCCCCGACTATTAAAATATTAGTCCCCCGCATATCTTGTAAGATGGATATTCTTAATCTTTACCACAGCTTCGTTCCTCACTGTGGATAAAAAGGAGCGCGAGTGTTTTCGCTAAGGCGAAAAGTCGCGCCGCTTACCTGCCCAACCATCAACTCAAGTTGCAAAGACCCCGCTCCGAATAACCATCAACGATAAAGATCGTGCCAACCGAACCAGCGGCGGGTAAATCAATCACCGTGCTAACTGATCCATCCCAAAGGGCTTGCAGGACGCGACCGGATTTCGCAGGAATGGGGTAGGGAGTAGCCGCGACGTAGCTTTCGTGGCTCATTTGAGGGCAAAAAAGACGGGGGAAACAGCAGTGCATCACAACAGTGCAAATCTGGTGCATAGATAAACGCAAAACATCAAGCATAATGCGGCATAGGACGCATTTAATAGTAGTGCGCTTATTTTTCGGCAGGCGTGGAGTTGAGCGCGATCTTTGGTGCTGGGCAATGAGTCATTTTGGTTAGATGCGTTAGGTGTGATCGTGGGCTAACGACAGGATATTACTGCGCCCCGTGTCCTCACATAGCATCGCAGCATTACCCACTCGGAGTTAATGCGATGCTGCATTGGTTTAAACGTTTGTTCACAAGCCGCGCTCAACAGCAGGTTGCGGCGGCCTCTGCCCGCGCCGAGGCGATTGCGTCCGCTGCCATGTTCCTCACAGAAACCATCGCTGATATTCAGGTGCGTACAACCTACGGTCTGACCCATGCTGGTGTTGCGGCTATGTTCCGATGCAGTGCAGATCATCTGATCCAGAATTCTGATACGGCTGAAACGGAAGCCGAAAAAGCAGGGCTGTTATTCATGGGCAAGGAAATAATTGAACTAGCTGCCCGCATCGAGGCAAAACAAAAATGAAAACCATACAAATACAACAAAAAGGTTTCGCCGCATTCGTTGCGATGCGTACAAACCAATCAGGGTCGGTCACACCAACCCATATCGAATTTGAGATCGAGAACGAGAACGTGATAGAGGCGTTAGAGCGCGATTACGCCGCATCTGAATTCAACCGTTTCAACCAACTGGTGATGACGTTTGGAAATCAGCAGCGGAAACTTAAATCGAAAACGAAGGAGCCTAACTAATGGCACGTTCTTTAATTAATGCGGCAAAACAGATTGCCCCAGAAAGCATCAGCCTCAACCTGTTGGCACAGTCTATCCAAGACTCTCTGGCTCAGGTTGCAACCAACAAAACCAACATCGAAGACATCATCGCCTCCAAGGGCGCTGCCAGCGGTATCGCGACGTTGGATGCAGGTGGCAAGCTCAACACCAACCAACTACCAGCACTGGCAATCGGCGACACCGTAACGGTTACGACCGAAGCGGCAATGCTGGCATTGACTACCGCTGAAGTGAAAAACGGCGACGTTGTTGTCCTGAACACTGGTGATATTGCAACGCAAAAAACCTATTGCGTTGTCGACTCTACCAAGCTCGACAGCTTGGATGGCTATCGCCAACTGTTATTCCCTGAGCAGGGCGTTGCCGCGATCATGCGTGGTGGTGTAGCGCAAACAGGTCAGGTATCTCTGGCTGAAGTTGCGTTCACCGGCGCAGCGGCTGATCTGGCGTTCAGCAATGCCGGTTTCATCGCAACTAACGTCTCTGCAGCACTTGTCGAATTGAAAGCAGCGAACGACGGTTTGGTTGAAGACATCGCAGACGTTACCGACGCGGTAGCCCTGAAAGTGTCTCTGGCTGACCTGAAGTTCAACGTTGCTTTGACTGGCGACATTGACGGCACAAACAAAGTGTTTGCGCTGCCAGAAGCTGCTGCCAATGACACTTTGTGCGTGTTCTGGAACGGTCAAATGCTGAAACCAACCGACGACTACAGCGTCAGCGGTACAAGTGTCACCATGATCGGCTCTCCCGATGCTGGCGACAAGGTATGGGCGAACTACGTCAAAGCTGCGGCTTAATCGTAATCGCTTGATTGAAGGATAGGGTAGGGCAGCAATGCCCTACCTTTAGGAGAAACGCATGTCACGCACCAAACTCTCAGGCATCCGCCAATTGCAAGAAGGCAACGAAGCCACAGGAACGCTACGGTATGACGAAGGTTACGAACTGACCCATCCACGCGATCTGGTCACGAAAGAAACCATCGACCCCATGCAATCGGTACTGGATGAACTAGCACCAGCGGACGCGGACACGCTCAACGGAAAGGCATTAACCATCTACAATGCCACCACCACCAAATTCCCCGGCTACCTGTCCACCGACCCCGCCGCTGCTTACAAAGCAGGTGATACTGCTGGCGCACAGGTTGCCTACATTATCAAAGATGCCGAGTTCAATCTCGAAACGCCAACCCCTGCGACCGCTATCAACGGTGGCGACAAGGGCAAGCTAGAACTCTGGCTGAATGCCGCGAAACTCGACGAATTCGACCTCTCCGCGAATTTCGACGTAGACCTCAAAACCGGCAACCAAACCTACCCGCCAGCCAACAGCACCAACGGTAAGCTCACGGTTGTCAGCGTAGGCAAATACAACAACTTCTCGGCACGGCAAAAAGTCGTCGCACGGCTAAACTTCACCCCAACTGACCTGCGCAAGGGCTACAACAGCGTCGTCCTGAAACACACCGGCATGACAGGTGGCGACCAGTCCAGTAGCGTATTCGACCTGTTCTACGACACCAGCACCGACACCCCGACATTGACCGCCTTGGATGCCGCGTTGCAAACCGTCAGCCCCAAATGGCTATCCGGGGTGCAATACGCTGGTGCAGGATCAACGATTCTGGTGGATGCCGAAGGCACGGCACTCTACGACAACACCTATGTGCAAGACCCGATCACGCTATCCGGTTTCCACGGCGCACCGACTGCCACCGTTGCCCCGGCTGATGCCAGCGTCAGCGGTCTGAGCAACCCACCAGTCGTGGGCGAAGTGATGACCATCGTGGACAAGCTCATCACGCTATCCACCGCCAACGCTGCCACCAAAGATGCCCGCATCACCGGCACGCCGAAAGACCCGTTCGGCACTTACCCAACGCGTCAATCCCCCAGCAACAAAATTCTGGTGAATACGTTCGGCAATCGCGATACCAACACCGTTTGGCATTTCGACTCCGAAGATTACCGCCTACCGCTGAACTGGGACAGCGAAGACAAAACCACCCCAGTCACAGGACAGTGGAACAGCCAACTGCTACTGGGTGCAGCCGACGCGCAATTCGGCATTATCGGCGACAACGAAAACGGGCTGCTGTATCCAGCGGAAAACTTCACCCCGTACTTACCAGCCAACACCGCCAACTACGCAGGGCGCACCGGCGACAAGCAAGCCCTACGCGCCTTTATCGCTGCCAGCTCCAAGCAATCCATCCTGCTGACTCTGTTTGGAGTAGCCGCTGGCATTGGCACAGACGTGATTGTCGAAATCAAACTGCCCACCCAAACCGGCTGGCTGTTGTGCCACTTGCCGTATGACTCAGCCCTCGGTGTGGCGGCTGACGGGCGTGGCTGTCTGGTTGGTGCAATCAGTTACGCGGGTGGCAATGCCGCCATTCAAACCACCTTCGGCGGTAAAAACACCTTCGCCGCTGGTGGTCGCCTGCTGTGCCGTATCACGCTCAAAAACGGCAACCGCACCATCAAACAAATCGGCACGGACTGGTAAGGAGTAGGACATGGCAATTCCAACCGCAATTCAAACCGACGTATCGTTCAAAGACGTAAAACGTCGGGCATACACCAGCACCAACGCCAAGTTTTTTGAGGAAAACATCCCGCGTATCCGCGTGACACCCTCCGACTCGGTCATTACGGAAGCGATCCCGTACCCGCCACCCGCAGAAACAACAAGTGTGGTGGAAGTCATCGACATCCGCGCTACGCTGGATCGTGGTGTACCAGGGAATAAAGTCTGGGTGCTGAAAACCACTTGGCAAGCAACATGGGACTCAGGATCAGGCAACAAAGCCGACATCCTCACCCGTCTGATCGACCCGGCACTGGGTGGCCCGTTGTACGTAGCAGAAGTCTACGCTGGCACATCTGGCGGAAACGCCCGTATTCCAGAACTGGATTCCTCCGACTGGTCAATCGACTATGACGCAGGCGTGTTGGTATTCAACTCGGCAAACCGCACCGAAACCGGCAACACCGCCGCCGACAGCATCCGCGTAAAATGTTACCGCTACATCGGCGAAACACTGGCAACAGCAACGCCCAGCAACGCAGGCCATAACCTCAAGCGTGCAGCACTGAGCGGTGACATCGACGGCGTAAACAAGGACTTCACCTTGCCAGCCGACTGCAACCCAGACCTGCTGTTCATGCCATTCTACAACGGTCAACAGGTGTACCCCGGCGCGGACTGGACGCAAGACGCGGAAAACCCGCTGTTGCTACACTTCGTCGCATCACCCGATCCCGGTGACGTAATGCACGTCGTTTACTACCCGACTGGCGCGTAAACCATGCCCGAAATCGCCATCCCCCGCACCGCCACCGCCACGCCTTATATCGAAATAGATATAACCGTGCTGGAGTTATCAGAAACCCCAGCGGATGCATTGCCGCTGCGGGTACTGATGAATGGGCAGGTGATGGCGATGGGCGACTATGAGCGCAGCGGCAACCGCATCCTGATCACCGGCGATTACACCCATGATCACTTCGAGGTGGATTACTACCTAACCCAAACGATCAATCTTGATCCCGATTCACCCGCGAGTAAAAAACCAGAATTACCGGAACTGGAGCTTTACAGCATCCTCTCCAGCCCATCGGTTCACACCGATTTTAACCAAGAGGCAACCGACCTGCTGCTGGGTATGGTCGACTATTCCGAATATGACCTGCTGTTGACCAATGACAGCGACCTCGCCACCGATGCCGCCTTGCGCAGTGCCATCATCCTCAGCGTTTACACCGACGCATGGGTTGATGGGAAAAACGGCTGGTGGGGCGACACCTACAGCGGCAACCGACCAATTGCCGCCTGCAAACTATGGACACTCATGGGCAAGCCAACCACCCCTGAAAATGTCCAAAAAGGCATCCAATACGTCACCTCAGCCATCCAATGGCTCATTGACGACAACCATTTCGACCGGATCGACGTGCAAGGCGAACACCAACGCCACGCCACCGACTGGTTCGCTTTCCAACTGACCTGCCACAGGGCAGGGCAACACCCTTTAACCCTGACACTGTGAGGACTCCATGAGCATTCCGTATTTACAAATTCCCGTCGACCTGCTTGTCCCCGGTGGCTACACCGAATTCGATAGCAGCTTGGCAGGCACACTCAGCGACCAACCCAGTATCCTGCTGGTCGGGCGCAAGACCAGCACCGGCACAACGCCAGAGCTGACCATTGAGCGCATCCAATCCGACACCCAAGCAGCGACAGCATGGGGCAACGGCTCACCGCTGTACCAGATGTGCAAAACCGTACTGGCTCACAACTACGGCGCGGAAATCTACGCCTGCGCAGTCATTACCGAAGGCGAAACCGACCCGGTAGACCTTGAGCTGATGATCGAAGCACTCGGCGACGAGCGGTACGATTATATTGCACTGGCGGAAGGTACAGACCTCGATAACCTGCGACTGCTACGCACAGAACTGGATCGACGCTGGCACGCTATGCACGCGGTCGAAAGCCACGCGTTCCTGATTCCAACCGGAACATTCGTTCAAAACGCAGCCCTGAGCCTCGCGCTAAACTCCAGCCACTTCACCCTGCTGCCAGTACGTGGGCAAACCGAACCGGTTTACCAATGGCTGGCAACGCTGGTGGCTATCGTCGCCAACCATTACGGCAACGACCCCGCAACACCGCCAACCGACGTAGAGCTACCGGGTTTGTTAGCCCCATCCCAACCGTGGACGAAACGCGAACAGAACGACATGCTGCACGCGGGGCAATCCACCTTCCGCCACGTCAGCGACAAGGTGTATTTAAGCTATTTAGTCACGACCTACCAGCTTAACGCTCAGGGCGAAAACGATAGCGCGGCGCGGGATTTTGAAGTGCCGGAAATCCTCAAAAACTTCCGCCGACTCAAGCACTACTACGTGATGCGCACTTACAGCGGTTACAAGATTGCGCGTGATGCCAGCGGCTACGGTGCAGATCAAAATATTCTCGACCCGTCAGAAATGAAAGGTTATCTGTACGACCTTTACCTGACCGTATTCATGCGTGAAAAAGGCTGGATGCAAGACCCGAAAAAATACCTCGACACCATGATCGTGGAACTCGCCGACAACAACGACGACCGCATCAATGTGTGGGATCAGCCAACCCTCATCGGTCAGTTCCGCATTTTCGCCAACAAAACCAGCTACATCACCCGGTAAGGAGGGGCTATGTCAAACATCACCAACAAAGTGTGCGCCGTCACCGCCTCCGGCTATGGTGCATTCGCCGTCGTCGATGGCGACAGCAGTTTTCGAGAGTCAGGCAAAAAGCGCGAAGGCGTGATTGCGTGCAACACGGCTGACACGGCAGCAACCGAATCCAAAACCCTCAGCGAATTAGAATTCGCCATCGTCGTCAAAAAATCAACCAATCTCCAAGCGATTGGCGACATCGAAGACTCGCTAGTGCAAGTCACGATGGGCAACGGCAAGAAATTCTACATGCACGCTGCGTGGGTCGAAGAAACCCCGCAACTTGGCGCGGATGGCAAAGCCAAGATCAAATTCCTCGCCGCCAAATCAACCCCAGCAAACTAAGGAAAGACCATGAGCGAGAAATACGCCCTTCAATACCCTGTTGAATTGCCAGGTGGGGAGAAAATCACAGAAGTAAGCGTCGTTGACCGAATCAAAGGCAAGCACATGCGCCTGATCCTCAACGCTCACGGTGATGGAAACCAAGCTATTGCTATGATTTCCGCAATGACGGGGCTGGATGAAGACATCGTGGATGAATTCGATAAAGCCGACATCACAGAACTCTCTTCGCGCTTTGAAAAAAAAGCCCAGAAGTAATCATGGGTGAAGTCGGCGACATGATCGCCGACATCGCCACCGTATTTCACTGGCCTCTGACGGAGTTGGCAGACATGAGTTATCAAGAGCTTAAATACTGGCAACAACGTGCAGCTTCACGCCTGCAATTGCTTAAGGATTGATATATGGCAGCATTAGACTTTGCCGTAACCGTCCGCCTCCTCGACCAACTGACAGCACCGCTAAAATCTGTCAGTAAGGCACAGGCCGAAGCTAACAAGCAATTCAGCGACACACAAAAACGCCTTGCTGAACTCAATGCCGCCCAAAAGAACTTAGATGGCTATCGTCAATTAAAAGACCAATTACACGGAACAACCAAAAAGCTTTCAGAAGCCAAGGATAAAGCCAAAGAACTTGCGCTCAAGCTAAAAGAAACAAACGAACCTAGCAAACGCCTAACTCAACAGTTTGAAAAGGCAAAAGCGGCGGTTAATGCCCTGAATGCCAAACAGCTAGAACAAATCCGCACGCTTGATACGCTGCGTGGGAAAATTATTGCCAGTGGTGTGCCAATGAGATCGTTGATTGAGGCTCAACGCCATTTGCGTACAGAAACAGCATCGACCAACAAATCATTGGAAGGCCAAAAAGCAGTGCTGGATCAAGTGGCTGCAAAACACCGTCGCCTTGCCGAATCACAAAAAGCAGTAGCTTCCGCCCGTCGTCAAATGCAAGACAAGCTACAAATGCAGCAAGACATAGCGGGGGTTGCTTACCCTATGTTGGCAGTTGGTTCGGCGGGGATGTACGCCGCGACCCGCCCGATAGTCTCCAGCGCAACCCACTCTGATTCCGTTGCTGATATTGCCATTACAGGCAATATGACACGCCAAGCCCAACAAGCACTCAGCGAGAGCTTGCGCGGTGTTGCGCTTGATACCAATCAATTGCAAGATGAAATCAACAAAGGCGTAAAACTACTGGTTGCTAACGGGATGTCAGCTAAAGACGGCAGCGACTACGCCACCTTATTAGGTGACACTGCCACGGCAACTCGCGCCCAAATGGAAGACATATCGAACCTGACATTTAGCCTGCAAAACAACCTGAAAATAAAAGGTAAGGGCGCAATGGAAGAGGCAATGAACAACCTCGTCCACGCTGGTAAACAAGGTCAGTTTGAACTCAAAGAAATGGCTCGTTACTTCCCTTCATTGGGTGCGCAAATGGCATCAATGGGCGCGACAGGGCAGGATGCAGTCAAAGAAATCGGCATCGCCATGCAAGCCGCTCGCAAAGCATCAGGAACGTCGCAAGAAGCCGCGTCAAATATGGCTAACTGGTTTAGCCACATGACTTCTTCAAGCACTATCGAGCATTTCGACCAAGCGGGTATCGACCTGCGCAAAGAAATGTTAGGCAAGATGCAAAATAAAGACCCGGAAAAACGGATGTCCGCATTCCGTGCATCCATAGAGGTTTTCGACCAGTACGTAGACAAACTTACAGCGGGACAAACCGTTACGATTCGGAGTGCCAGCGGAAAAGTAAAAGAACGTCTGAATTTTAAAGATGCGCTTTCAAAATCCGTTAAAGAAGGCAACGAGGATGAAGTGCGCAGCATTGTCGAACGCTTTGGCCTAAGCAAAGTTATCCAAGACATGCAAACCGCCAATTTCTATTTGGCAATGCGGCAAAACAAAGAATTCATCGACAAAGGCATGAAATCTTTCGACGGTGCTGATGTACAGAACACCATCGAGATTGACAAACAACGCCGGATGGAAGAAGCCACTGAGCAGTGGAAGCAACTTAAAATACAAGCCAATGACCTCAGCACCAGCATCGGCGACTCTCTCATGCCGACCCTGCGTGATTTAATGGAAACAATCAAGCCCGTCATCGAAAGCGTCAACGCATGGGTTAAAGAAAACCCAGAGCTTACCAGAACACTACTTAAAATCGCCTTAATCACCAGTGCAGTGATTGCTGGTGTGGGTGGCTTGGCGGTAATTATCATCAGCATCTTAGGCCCGTTTGCCATGTTGCGTTATGCACTGTCACTCGCTGGCATAAATTTTGCTGCGGCTGGCGGCACATTGGGTATTTTAAAAGGCGCGTTAATGTTTTTATTGTCCCCGATTGGCTTGATAACTGCCGCAGTTGTTGCGGCTGTCCTCGTTTGGCAGAACTGGGACAATATCATGAAATACTTACAAAACAATTTCCCAGCGATCCATGATTTCTTCGCCTTCACTTTGCCAGAAGCCCTTGACGCGGCAACAGGTTATTTAAAAACTGCATGGGAATGGGCAGAGAAGGTTTTCAATACACTAGCAAATCTAGCCGCAGCACCGTTTAAAATCGGGGTTGAAATAGGTCAAGCCGTCCAAACAGGCGGCGCGTCCATTAAATCCGGCGAAGGCGTGTTAGGCACTGCAAAAGCCATCGGCGACCGCATCTTTGGAAAGACCGCGCCAGACGGCGCACGCGCCAGCGGTGGCCCGGTACGCGCTGGCGGTATTTACCGCGTCAACGAGTTAGGCCCCGAACTGCTGCGGATGCGTGGGCAAACCTACCTCATGGCAGATCAAAACGCCAACGTCATCCCGCTGCGGAATATGGTCAACCGCACCAATCAGCGGCTATTTGGGCAACAGGGCAGGGAAGGCGGCAACGCTCAACAAACCATCCCGCAAATCATTAACTTCCAGCGCAGCCAGCAGCAAGCGCAGCAGCAACAGCGCATGGACGGCGTACTGAATATCAAGATCGACAGCAAAGAACCCGTGCGCGTCACCCGGATGCAAGCCACAGGGATGGAGCTTAACGTCCACACCGGGCGAATCGGAGGCGTATCGTGAGCTGGTTAGACCGACTACAAACCGCCTCATTCCGGGGCTATAAATTCCTCTGGGAACAAGTCGAAACCAGTGGTGGGCGGCGCGTCGTCGTCCACGAATACCCGTTCCAAGACGACCCCTACGCCGAAGACCTCGGCTTAAAAGCCAATGACATCCGCCTCAACGCCTACTTGATCGGCAAAGACCATGACCTGCAAGCCACTGCGTTCCAGAAATTACTGGATCAAAAAGGCGCGGGTGATCTGGTCACCCCGCTGCAAGGCACGATGCAGGCGCAACTCAAAGACTGGTCACGCACCGACACCACCGCCCAAGGTGGCATTTCGCGGTTTTCACTAACATTTGTCCGCACCGGCAAAGTCCGCTTCCCGCTGGCATTCGTTAACCCATTGGCATTATTACTGGGAAGGCTATCCAGCCTAATCGGGTTAATCACCGGAAAAATAGAGCGGGCATTATCCCTCTGGCGAGCGGTGCGCAGTGCCGCCAACTTTGAAATTGGCGGTCAACTCCAAGCCATCGCCGCCTTATTCAGTAGTAATGTTAACGTAAATGTTAACATCCCCGCCGCTGATGCCAGTGCCGCCACCATCAGCGCGTGGGTGCGTGAGCAAGTTAACGCAGGCTTACCCCCGTTGCCCGCTACATGGGCAACTGATTTGCCAAATGTGCAGGGAAACCCACAAACCCAGCTTGCCAGTGCCTTAACCCTTCAAGCCGCGCTGATCCAGCAAATTAACAACACCGTCGAGCCACCGCACATCCTCACACTGGCGCTGCAACAGCATACGCTTGAAACAGCTATCCGCATCAGCCTGCAAGCCTTCGAGAGCTACAGCCAAGCGACAGCAGTACAGGACGCTATCAACGACCTGATCACCCGAACCGTCGAGCTACCAGCGTTGCGTGAAACCCTCAGCGCGGATGACCTGCACGCATGGTCAGCCCTGCGGGTGGATATTGCCGCCAATCTCAGCAATCAACTACTGGTGTTGCCAAAAATAAAACACATCAACGTCAGCTACCCCTTGCCAGCCGTCGTAATAGCGCACCGTCTCTACCGCGATGCAGAGCGGGCAGGGCAGTTAGTCACGCAAAACCGACTACCACATCCCGGATTTTGCAACGGCGAAATCGAATACTTGAAGGAAGCGTTATGAGCGATAGTGATTATAAATACAACTGGCAGTGTGCAAGCTGCGGCTGGTTGTTTGATTTTCCCAGCGGTGGCGAGGTGGGGTGCTGTCCGAATTGTGGATCAGACGATTTTGAGCCACCAGAGGATGTTAGTGATGCCCCGTTACAACAGTAGTATCCCTATTTTGCTGGAAACCGAAAGCAAGCTGTACACCGGGTGGGAATCCCTCAACGTCAGTCTGAGTCTGGAACAAGCCAGCAACACATTCAGCGTCACCGCCAGCGATGCGGGCAAAGCCGAGCTGCAACAACACCCCATCCAGCTAGGCTCACGTTGTCGGGTAGTCATCGCCGGTCAGCCGGTGATTAATGGCTGGATAGAAGACTGCAACCCCAGTTACGAAGGCGACTCCCACAGCATCAGTTTCAGCGGGCGTGACGTAACCTGCGATGCCATCGACAGCAGTGCGCAAATCCCCAACCAAGAGCTGCACAACGTCACACTGGCGGAAGCCGCCAGCCAATTGATGCAACCCTACGGCGTAACAGTGGACTGCCCAGAACCGGGCGCGAAGTTCGCAAAATTCGTGATCAATGACGGTGAAACCGGGTTTCAGGCCATCGAAAGCCACGCAAAACAGCGCGGTCTGATCGTCTACACCCTTGGTGATGGTGTGCTGCATATCCGCAAACCCAACCCAAAAAACAGCGGCGTAACCCTGCAAGAGGGTATAAACATCCTCAAAGCCAGCGCAACCCTAAGCCACAAAGACCGCTTCGGGACATACATCAGCAAATCCCAATCCACAGGCAACAACCGCACCGCCTCAGAAGTCACCGACCCCGCCATCCGCAGCAGTCGGGTAATGATCGTCCGCGCTGAAAAAGCCAATGATGCCGCCAGCAACCGCGAACGCGCCCAATGGGAAATGCGCACACGCAAAGCCAACGGCGAAAGGGCAAGCATCACAGTGCAAGGCTGGCACTACTCCCCCGGCAAACTCTGGCTACCCAACTTATTGGTAACGCTCAAAAGCCCGCGCCTTGGCATGGGTGGGGAACTCCTCGTTGCCAGCGTCGCCCTCAGCGTCGACGACAGCGGTGGCAGCCTATCCGCCCTCGAACTCGTCCACCCCGACGCATACGCCGCCGAACCGCAGTGATATAATGCATTCACCAAGGGCGCGGCGTTGTCACCGCGTCCGTGGTCGAACCTGTCGTTTAGTTACCAAACGCTGACGGGCGGGCTTGCCCGTCCGTCGTCGAGCGTTGTTAGGATTAATTATTATGTTTGAAGTTGAATTTTTCTTAAACTTTGATGATCAAGAGATTGATGACGTGTTTGGGTCACTGACGATTAAACTTGATCATGTTCCGTCATCAGGCATTACTTATGTACTTAACAATGATGACAATGAACTGATTTATATTATTCCGGGAGAAGTGAGATATTTAGTAAGCCATCGATTATTCCATTGTTACTGTAATTATTCGCATAGCGACTTGGATTCATCCTTATCTCTAACGTCGGAAGATGATGCAAGGGAAATTTTGCTCAGATTCGGGTTCTCAAGCTCCTAACCCAAAACGCTGACGGGCGCGGGTCTCCGCGTCCGTCGTCGAGAACGTTGTTAGCAAATCATTTATTGTTTGGAGTTTCTATGTTTGAGTATCGTGTGTTCGTCCCAACGCTTCCGCCTCGTGAATGTCGTCGATCTCCGAATAGCCCAGTGATGGATCACAGAGATATGACATATTGGCTTAATAGCCTTGCAGAAACGGGATGGGACTTGGTGACGGCGGGAACAACTCACTGGGTAAGCGATAGCGTGCAAACTCAAGATTGGTGGGTCTTTAAAAGGGTGGCCAAATCAAATTGGCGAAAAATTGAAACAGCCCCTAGAGAGGTTGAATTCAGGTGTATATTGGGTCATGGAAGCTCAGTGGTAACTGGATATTGGGATGGAAAAGGGTGGCGAAACGAGCGTTCTGCCGGGTTGAAATATTTCCCGGCAACGCATTGGATGCCATTGCCCGATATGCCAACTGTGGACGACTGACAGCCGCTAACCTCGAAGGTGAGAGGCACACCCCAAGGCGGTGGCTGTAATGACCACCGCCTTTTTTGTGTATGGCGGTCGTGATCGGAGGCACTGGGGGTGTGTCCGTTCTCGGCCGTGTTGTTAGACATTTAGTAATTTAGTTATTAAAAGTTGTTGATGTTAGTTAGTAACTAGGTTACTATTAATCGTCGAGGCAAGCAACACAACGGAGATACAAAATGGAAAACGCAACACACCGAGTCAGTTTCTACGGAGACTACATTGAAATATTCAAGTTAAACAAGAAACGCGGCTTTGAATTAAAGTTATCGGCATCAGTAAATGACATATCTGTATCACATAATGGAAACACAGTTGTTGTTAAAAAGAAAAGCAATGAGTTCCTGAAAGGCGTTGGACTTGATCGTCAGCTATTTATTGATGCTATGAAAGATAGCACCGCTAAAAAGGCAAAAGAAGAAGTCGAGCGTAGTGATCTTGTAAGCTCAATTTTCAATAATTGGAAAAACCACTAATGGTAAGCCCAGAGCAACTTAAAACAGCAAGACTTAATGCCGGGCTGTCACAAGAAGAAGCGGCGCAACTGCTGGGAACGTCTCAGCACTCAATCAGCAAGAACGAGCGTGGCGAGGTTTTCCGCATCAATGCAGGATGGCAGCGGCTTTTGTTGATCTGGCCTGAGTTGACCGACGAGCAGAAAGAGCGTCTATTGGCTGTCTAACACATAATTAGACGGAACGCTGTAATTTCCAATATTCCAGCGTTCCGCATAGCCCAATAAATCCCAGAAAATACAGCCTGTGATTAAGTTTTGTCTTGGCTGCCATCCCCAATCACATACGGAATAAACCGCACCAGTTCACGGTTGGCGAATTGGTTGATAATGCGCAGTCGCTGGTGGAAGGGGATAATCTCATTACGGGCGAAGACCTGCGCGATTTTGATGGGGTCACGCGCACCGCCGTTGGTTTTGGGGATAATGCCCATCAGCTCACCCGGCATCCGGTGCGCGGTCAGCGCGTCCTCGATAGTGAGCTGCTTAACTTCGGGGAATTGGTCTTGGTTGTTTTTATCGGAAATCGGGATCAGTTGAATCTTGTCTTTATTGCCCTGCGCATCGTGGATAATCACATTCCCAAACTGCTCGTCATCACCACCCGCCAGCGCGTCCTCGATCTCGTCCAGCGTGTCCTCGCTGATTTCGCCCGACAGATACAGCAAAAATCCGGTATTACTGCGGTTTTTGACATAATAATACCGGAAACGTGTCGCGGCATGACCCAGCATAATCGAGAGTAGGGCGGCTAAATACCCCGGTCGTCCGTAGCGTTCTTGCCGACCATCAAACCGTTTGAAGTGCAACACATTCCCAATCGGGCGTTTATCCACGATCAAGCCGTCTTCCAGCACCACCGTTTCGGTTTTCGCCTGCCGGGTGAATAGGCTCATCAGGTGTTCGTAGTGGTCAAAACCACCGATCGGGTTTTTGTGCATCGCCGCGAAAAAATCACCGTAAAGCAGATGGTCATAAATCATATTGCTCAAAGTTTCGGTGCTTAATGCCCGTTCATTGCGGGTTTCTAGCGTCGACATCAAAATATTGTGCTTGGCTTCGAGTGCCGAGTCATGATGCGGCATCACATCCAACCCCTTCGCCAGATTGCGGCGCGGCACGGGTGTTTCGTAATATTGCCCGTTCCAATGGCACGAGTCATTGCCGCGCACCCATGACAGCTCACGCCGCCCGCCATTGGGGATGATCGAATACGCCTTGATCTCGCTAGGCTGCTTTGTGGGTGTGCTAGGCTGCTTTGTGGGTGTGCTAGGCTGCTTTGTGGGTGTGGTAGTAGTCGTCATTGGCGGCTATCCTGTATAAATTCGTGTGTAGTTTGGTGTGTAATTCAGGGTGCAGCATGACGACGTTACCGCCCACCATGCCCGCACTCTCTTGTTGTTGGCGCAACCGCCGTGCCTTGCTAGTGCGCACGGTCATCTTGCGTTTGTCGCCGGTGAATGGCTCAAAGCTCAATGCGTGCAGCAAGGCGAAAGCCTCGTCAGCGTGTCCGATGGTGTCGGTGCGCCGTGCTTTGTAGGTTACGGTGCCGTTTTCGGTGGCGGTGCGGTAAATCGACATCATCGCCTTGACCATATCCACCGCGCTGGTGTCCATCTCCAACCGCTTGGCTTCCACCACGTCAAGCCCCTTCATGACCAGTGCCGCTTTGGTATCCGGGCTGTAGTGGATGGGTTTGGCACGCGGGAATATCGGCGCGTTGTTGCTGTCGCCCTTGGTGATCAACTCGAACACGCCCAGACCAATGCCGGTTACGTCCATTGCCAACTCGGTGACGTTGTATTTACCCAGCAAGGTTTTGATCATTTCCGCCTGTGCTTGGAAGGTTTTGCCAAACACCCGTAAGCGTTCGATCAAACGGAACTTGCCCTTAGATTCCAGTGGCGGCGCAACCACCACAATGGCGGCGGCATCCGTGGTGCGGCTTGGGTCATAACCAATCCAAACAGGGATATTCCCCAGCGGTCGTGCCGCGTCCGGGTCATAGTCAAGCCAGCGGATACGGTTTTCCTGATTGTCGATAGCCAGCACGTCCACCATGCACTTTTGCAGCATCTCGAAGCGGAACACGGCTTGTGAGTCGTCGATGAATTCGCACTCGAAGAGCTGGCGGTACTCATCCATCGGGTATTCGGCTTGCAGCCGTTCTGGGGTCGCCAAATTGAAACCAAGGTCACAGGCATCTTGTAACGTGACAATTTGCCGCCACTGCCCATCCTCACACAATCGCCCGTGTTTGAGCGCGGCGTGGGTAATGTCCAGCGTGATGTGGTCTTCTTTCTTGCGTCCTTTGTTGAAGTGTTCGCCTGACCAGAATGGATACGCTTGGTGGTTGACCGTGGACGGGGTGGAAATGTACACCAGTCGCCAATGGTCATGGGTTGCCATTGCTGATGCCACGCGGCGCAACTTGGCAAAATCGCGTATCCAAAAATACTCGTCGATGATGACATCGCCGTGTGGGCCTTGTGCGCTGTTACTGTTGGTCGAGAGGAAGCGGAACTCAACGTGGGAATGTTCATCGGTGCGGATCACCATCGGCTCAGTGCCGCCGCCACCCTTCAATTCAACGCCGGTGATGCGGTACACAAACGCGACGATGTAGGAGCGGAACAGCAAGGCTTGCGCACGGCTGGCAGACAGGAAGTTCTTGTTGCGCCCGTGCAGGATGCCGTCAATCAGGGCTTCGTGGCTGAAATAGTCCGTCGCCCCGATCTGGCGCGACTTCATGATATTGCGGATGCGCTGCCCGATATTGTTGTACCAGCACCGCTGGTGCGGGAACAAGCGTTCCAAGAACGCGGCTTCCAGTGCTTCCACTTGCTCTTGGGTCAGGTAGTTTTTCTGGGCATCGGCTTTGCGCCCACGTTTGGAGAGCTTCGGGTTGAAGTCCTTATCGCTGGTTTTGCGGTCGTCGCCCTGGTAATGCTTGAGCTTTTCCAGCGTGATCAGGTTGCGGCGGATTTCCCCGCCCAGAATCTTGATTTCCCGCAGGTCAAACTCGGTCTTAACCGTGAGCTGGATCAGGTAGTTGTAACGGTCGGTCAGGCTGTTGTTGCACTGCGTAATGCCCGCGACTTCTTCCCAGCCGCCACGCCGATGCCACGAACGCACGGTATTGATAGGCACAGCCAGCTCGTCACTGATGTCACTCAGCGATTTCCCCAGATGACAGAACAGCATCTGTGCTTGTGCGCGTTTGGCTTGGGCATCAATCATGCCGCCATTGTCACGACACACCGCCAACCGTGCCTGCGCTGGCAGTTAGTCCAGTAATCCCGCTAACGGCAAGTGATCGACCCGCCGCAATCCAGCACGGAATATCCAGATTTCAGGCAACAAAACCCGTCAATGCTTTGCGGGTTAGGAGATAATGATGGAAAATAGTAACAAGTATGGCCTTGAGATCAAAGGCGAACTCCATAAGAAGGATGCAAAAATGATAGCCAAGATATACGCCTATGCAGCTTTGTTAGCCTCTATTTTGTTTGGTGCAGCGGCACTTGTGTATGCTATTGGAACACTCCTAAAGCCATGAAAACGGATAACATACTAACGGTCGATGCTGGTGATAATAGATTTATCATCGTAAAGAAACGATGCAGCGCAGGCACGGGAAGAGAGCGCCAAAAAAATTACTACTACCTGATCAAAAGCAGGCCGGGAAAAAGAAACTTAAAGCTCAGAATATCCCGCACTGACCTTGACTCAATCAATGCGGCGGATAGCGAAAAAAAGCAGGCGGGGCTTTGCATGGCTTTACTCAATGAATCTTTTGAACAGCATGACCCACGCCTTGCTATCGGTGGCTATGGTTATGCAAGGCATCCGTCGTCCTCTGGCGCATAGCCCCCAACGGCTTGCTTTGAATTCTGTTACACATTTCAAAGAAGCCCCTTAACTGGGGACTTTTTGTGCCTTGACACTGACAGAAAATAACCATCAAATCAGGTTTTACACAGGAGAAATGGTCATGTTTAAGTCAGTTTTTGCAGTTTTCTTAGTCCTGCTACTGTCAGGCTGCGGTGACGATCACAAAAAAGAGAATTCCACGCAAGAAGTTACAAAACCCGAAGTAGCAACAAAGGTAGTTGAGAAATCTGTAGGGGAAATCGTTTTAAGTGATGAGCCGAAAACAGAAGCCGAGAAAGCCGCTGATCTAAAGACACAGCTTGCTGATCTTGAGACAAAAGCCAGAAAAAAGGACTATAAAGCACAGCGCAACCTTGCTTATATGCTTGGCGGCGGACAGTTGGTCGGTCATCGTGAAGCTACTGATGAACAGAAAATCAGTGCTTGCGCATGGCGGTTGGTCATCATCAAGTCTGGCAGCGAAGAGGTAAATGCAGGTGATGAAGAAAATTTTGCGATGGACTGCAACAAGTTGGCAGACCCGCAAAAGGACAAGGCGGCGGACGAAGCAGTCAAGATACTAAAAGACGTTTACGGAATGTAACAACCTCCAGTCGGGGCTTTCTTTTTAACCCCATTACAAGCACTCCCAATACTTTCCACATCGCTGGCAGCGGAACACCTTCGTTCCCTCTAGCGATTTTCGTAAAAATTTGTACTTGTGACCACGAAACCAGCAAATTACCGACGCTATCACCTTAGCCTCCTAAATGCGTTTGAAACTCTCAGCAGTTTGCACAATGCCGAAGCAAACGGCAATGTTGATATTTTTCATGTCTGAACAAAAAACAGCTTGCACTAACTTGCGCAATCTTCTAAATTAGAAGAATGGAAAGATTCACCAAGACAGATTTAACACAAAAAGTTGCAAGAGTATTTCGAGCAACTTTCAATGCACCCGTTATCATCATGGATAGAGGGGAAGATTCACACGTCTTGATGACTGTAGAACGCTATCGAGAGATGGTGGAAAAGCTGGAGGCAATGGAAGCCGAAAAACAACGCCCCGCAATGGTGCTACCAACACCAGAGCAGGGCTAACCCTAAAACTACCTAAGATAGAGGTAAGAATCATGGCTGCTGCCAATATTAGCAAATCTGAACTGATAACGAATACAGTTCATGGCGTAAAAATCACAGTGCGGTCACAAGATGGCTACTGCAATGCAACATCTATGTGTAAGGCTGCCAAGAAAAATTGGCATGATTTTTCACGGCTAACTGAAACACAAAAATACATTGCAGTGGTTGAAGCAGAAACGGGAATCCCCGCTTCGGAATTAATTCAATCACTTAAGGGTGGAAATAAGCAGCAGGGCACGTGGATTCACCCTGACATTGCGCTAAATCTGGCTCAGTGGCTTGATGCAAAAACGGCTTATGCCGTTACGAAGATTGTAAAAGCATGGATGTCCGGTGAATCGCGCCAAATTATTGACCCTGAGTTCATCATGATCCACAAGAGCGTATTGCAGGATACAGGTCGGGCGTTGGTGTGGATGGGTGACTACGGTGTAACATCCCAGCCGTTTTACGGTAACGCAGGGCAGCCGCCGTTTGTTGATGGTCGTCCGGTGATGGCGATTGGCGACAGCAGCACCCGCTACTACCTCACCAAGTACGTCGGCAACGTGATGGAAAACCAGCGCCTTGCCACCGAAGAAGTCATCACCAACCACCTGCGCCGCCATTTCCCCGCGCTGGAGATCGTCAGCAAAGCCATCATGCGCAGCAACCTGATGCAATTGGCAAACGAACTGGTGAATATATCCGGGCAGTTCATCACCAGTGCCGAAATCAACAAGGGGATGGATAAGGCTATGCAGCGGGGTGCGGTATGAAATACGGCAACGCGGCGATAGCAATAAAAGAATTGGGAAATTTCGCAGGATCTGCAAATGGAAATGCAGAAAGCGCAAAATATTTGATTGATAGGCTATCAAACAAAAAACCCGGAGATATAGACGACGTAAAGATTGCCGACTTAATCGAGTTGGTAGAATGGGCATTGGAGCAGTCCACCGACGCGAAATACTGGGCTAAAAATGCACTTGATGAGCTTAGAAAGATTGATCCTGGCTGAATCCGTTACAACATCAACCCCACTGAAGAAGCCCGCCGCGTGCGGGCTTTCTTTTGCCTGCGGTTTGCTGGCAGTTAGTTTGCCGCATGGACTAACCGCGCCCACTGGCAAGCCACACCCCACCCGCCAACAATGCCTGAAATGCAAATCAGGAGACGATGATGCCTAATCCATACCCTTACAAAAATCTCGAAGAAAACCCGTTCTACATGGAACTGGCTAAATCAGCGTATGGCCATTACGGGGCAGTCGTTGATTTCAAAAATTTCCAAGGTAATCCAATGCCATCATTTGATGAATTGCCTCCTAACATTCGTCGGGCTTGGCACGATGCTACTCGGTTTGCTTATAACCAAGGGGCACACGCAGAGGCCGAGAAAGGCAAGCAGTAATGGCAAAACTGATTTCAGATTTCTTTTGCGTAGCAATGAGCGGCAAGACCATCGACGGGCGTGACATCAGCCCGGAATGGCTGTTGCAAGCTGCGAAAGAATACAACCCGGAACTGTACGCATCGCGCATTTGGTTTGAACACATTCGCTACTTCGGTGCGTTTGGCGACATCGTGGCTGTGCGTGCTGAGAAAGCTGACAACGGCGTGATCAAGATTTACAACCGTATCAGCCCCAGCCCCGAACTCATCAATATGAAGCGTAACGGGCAAGCCTTGTATTCCAGCATTGAAATCATCCCGAAGTTAGAACGCACCGGCAAAGCCTACCAGATTGGCTTAGGCGTGACCGACTCGCCCGCCAGCTTTGGTACTGACCGCATGGAGTTTTCTGCAAACTCCCAACGTCACCTTGAAAAAGACTCCCTTTTCACCGCGTCGATGGAAGTACCGGATTTGGATTTCCAAACCGAACGCACCCTGTTTGATTTCGGGCGCTTCTTTGGAAAAAAGCCCCCGGCTGAAACCAAAGTCAACGAAAGCAACGAAACCGACCCACATCCACCGACAGACCCACAGGAAACTGACGACATGACCCTTGAAGAACTGAATGCCGCCCTCGACAAAAAGCTGGGCGAACAGCACGACAAGCTGAAAAACGAATTCGCCTCTCAACTGGAAACCAAGCTGGAAGCAGCTACCAAGCCACTGGTTGAAAAGCTCACCGCCCAAGACGACGAACTGAAGTCTCTGAAAGAAAAGCAGGACAAGGTTATCGAATTGGCAACACCGCCAAACGGCAATCAGCATCAAGACCACCCGCCCCACGGCGGTGGTGATCCAGACAAACAAAAGCACAATTGGTAAGAAGGGGAATAACCATGCCAGCATTACGCAGCCGCACGCAAGTCGCTGAAGTTGTTTTCAATACCTTGGGTGATGTTTACCACCCGGATGCCGCCAAGGGTAAAGAATTCAACATTGAGCCGACGATGGTGCAAACTATCGAAAAGAAAATTCAGGAATCAAACGCATTCTTGAATCAAATTACAGTGACTGGAAAGGCGAGTAAAAACGCCCAGATTATTAACACCAGCCCGAAAGCGCGTATCACCAAGCGTACTGCCTCCGGTCGCCGCCCAACCAACCCAATGGGTATGGATGACCGCAAGTACGACTGTGAAACGACGGAAAAAGACGCGCTCATTTCGTGGGAAATGGTCGACGATTGGCGCGGTCACACAGACGGTGAAATTTATGTCGAATACCGTAATGCAGTGGTACAAGCCATTGCCAACGATCAACTGAAAGTGGGTTGGTGGGGTCAATACAGCGCAGCGACGACTGATCAAGCGTTGGAATATCTCGAAGACCAACAGGAAGGTTGGTTAGCTTACGCCATTCGCGTTGCCCCTGAAAAAATCCTTGGCGTTGTCCCAGATGCTACCGCACCACGCGGCTACACCATCCAAACCTACAAGCTGGATGCCGAAGACCCATCGGCTGATTTCAAAACGTTGGATCAGTTGGTTTATCACGTTCGCATGGAAAAGCTGCATCCATTGCACCAAGAACGCACTGATGTTCGCTCAATCATCGGCAGTGAAATGATCCAGCGCGAATCATTCCGCCTGTACGGAATCAGCGTGACAGCGCAAGAGCGTAATCAGTTAGCAGTGCTGATGTCGAATATGATTTTTGGCGAAACACCGCACGTAAAATCGGACTTTTTCCCGCGACGCGGCGGTGTGATTACCCCACTGAAAAACATTGCCCGCTATTATCTGATGGACTCGTACCGTCGTCGCGCCGCTGAAGACGATCACAACATGAAAGGGATTGTGGATTACAACTACAACCTCGAAGACCACGTGATCAACGACATGGACGCTTTCGCCGGTTGGCATCCAGACGCAATTCTGCTGAAAAACCCACTAACCGGCGAATGGGAGCCAGCAACCTACCAGCGCACCGGCAGCGCGGTCACGACGTGGAAGGTCTAAGATGAATCGGGCAGCAGCAGCAATGGCGCGTCATGCGCAAGTGGTAGCAGGTAACAAGCCTGCCAGCGTTGCCGCGCCTGCCCCACTCAACCAGCAAGACCGGCTCATGTTGGTCGCGCTGGAATCAGACCTTTACCGCATAAAAGAAATCCAGTCCCATGCGCGGCGCAACGAAGTAAAAAAAGCCGAGTTGCTGCCGCGTTATCGTGCCTATCTGGAAGATCTGCTGGTGTCCAGCCAGCCGCGTACCCCAGCCATCATCGTGCGTAACCTGATCTGGGCTATCGACACGGCTGACTATGACTGGGCGTTGCGCCTTGGCTTGTTTGCCGTGGCTCACCAGTTGCCAACGCCTGAGGGTTTCCGTCGTGACATCCGCAATCTGTTTGTGGGTGACATGGCAACCGCAGCACTGGAACTCCAGAAAAATAGCCAAATCGTCATTATCGACTGGCTGTTTAATCTTGAGGGAATGTCAAAAAAATGGGACTTGATTGACGAAGTACGCGCGGACTTATACAAAGCCCTCGCCCAAGAGTACGAACGCGGCAAGCATTATGGCACAGCCCTTCCGCTGTACCGTCTTGCTGACAAGCTCAATTCGCGGGTGCGCGTCCAGCGTGCCATTACGCGGCTTGAAAAATTGCTGGAGGCTCAAAATGCCCAACCAGCCTGATTTCATTGTGGAAACTCCTAGCGGAGCAATTCACCCGTTTGGCTCCATGCCAGCGGGTGCTTTTTACCGTCTCAACACCCAACGCAGCCCCACCGGATGCAGCAACCGTGCAGCAATGCCCGCGTCTGCTGCTACCCGGTGTCGGCTTGCGTTTTATTCGGGGGCTTGATCATGGCAGCCATCGTCAAGCACCCAACAACACCGACCAGCACTATCCTCATCAATGACGGCTTTTGTCCCGACCTATCGGTTGACGACTTTGTAAAAATCTACCGCATTGACGACCGTGTGCCACCCGAAACGCTGCTGTCACTGATCCAGAACAACACCTTGTTAATCAACAGTGACCGCAAGTTTGCCGACTGGGTATGCCAACAAACAGCCAAGGGTTACTTGTCACTAGCCGATGTGCCAGCGCCGCCACTCAACGACGAGTCAGCCCACCTAATCAACTACCGCACCGCCGTCTTCGCGCGTGTCAAAGCCGATATATTGTTAGAATTTGGCGAACAGACCCTGACCAAAGACGGCGAAGCGGAATACCTGAATCGGGCGAACCAAGCCGCCCACTACATCAACGAATCCATTACCGCCTTGCGCCGCCTCTTGGGGAAAAGTGGTATCCGAGTCCGCCGCATAAAAGCCAAAACCACAGGTGAACGACATGACTGAACAACTTGACCAGCGGGTAAACCAGCTCGAAAAAGCCCAGGTGCGCACTGAAACAACGATGGAACAGCAAACCAAACGTCTGGACAAACTGGACAAGGATTTCATCGACATGAACACCACACTGCTGGGCATTTTACACGCCATCAATCAAGTCAAATGGGTGTCAGCGGGTGCGCTGCTCACCGTATTCGCCCAACAAATGGGCTTGCTTGAAGTCCTCAAAAAGGCCATCGGCTTATGATCCGCCTCACCCGACTGCAAGATACCCTTGCAGCCTCCGGGCTGGTGACACGCGCCCAAACTGCCATCCACATCCAAAACGGCAAACCGCACTACACCCCGGAAGCCGACGAACACGTTTTCCAAATGGACTACGAAGCGGTGCTGTGGATAGACAATTTCACGGGCGAACTCTGGCTGCTGTCCCTGATCCTCGAAGACTCGTTGCAGGAAATATGGCCGTCGCACTGTGCCCGCGCCAGCGTCGAGCGTCTTGACACCGACCCGCTCAACACCCCAGAAACCAATGTCGCCTTCCTGCTGAAAGCCACCGAAACCTACCGACTCACCCCTATTCCTGAGTCATTGCCCGACGTAACCTGTGTGCGCCTCTCCGCTGGCCTGTTCCGCGCCGCCCCCGTAGACACGCCCTTCCCGCCCGCCGCCGACCTCCCCGTCTTCCAAGGAATCCTAAACCATGAGTTTGTCCCTAGATAACTTCCTTGCTGGCTTATCCGGTCAGCAACTCAACGCTGCCAATCGCGAAATCGGCAAATACCTTAACACGCGCCTAAAACACCGTCTCGCAGCCCAACAAACCGCAGACGGCGCGGCCTTCGCCCCACGGCGCGGCAAAGGCGGCAAAATGTTAAAAGGTTTTGCTAATCTCACCTTTACCCGCATTGACCCGGAATCTGTAGCAGTGGGCTACAATGGGCGTGCTGCAAAACTCGCACGCACCCACAACCTCGGCTTGCTAGATCGCATCAAATCCCAATCCGGCGCACTCGTCATGGCAAATTACCCCGCCCGCCAATGGGCTGGCATCAATGCCGACGATGAGGCCGCGATTATGCAAATCCTCCAGAAAAAAATGGAGAGCGGCAATGCGTGAGCAATTCAACCGGATGTTACGCCCACTGGCTGACCGCATCAGCAGCATGATCGGCGTGGGCAAACTCACCCGCATTGACCCCGGCGCAAACCAACAATGCCAGGTCGAAATGCAAGAAGACGTGATGCGTGACAAGATGCCTCACCACCTGCCCTACGGTTTCGCCCACGTCCCCCAACCCGGTGCCGAACCGCTGGTGGCCTACCTGCGTGGTGACGCATCCGGCGGAATCGTCATTCAAATCCGTGACCCGCGTCATCAACCCACCCTAGCCCCCGGTGAAGTTGCGCTACATGACGACCAGCTCCAAACCATCCACATCACCCGCACTGGCATCCTGATTAAAACCGACCAGCTCGTGACAATTGCCAGCCCCAATGCCCTATTCACCGGCGACGTAGAAATTCAGGGCGAATGCAGCATAAATGGAATTGATTTCACTCCGCACACCCACGGCGGCATTGTCCCCGGATCAGGAAGCACAAAAGAGCCTAACAAATAACCATATGCAACACCTTTTTAAAGTCACTTGTTAGCATCCTGCTATAATGTGGCTTTATCAGAAAATAGGGGTGTTTATGAAAAAAAAGATAGCCTGGACATACCGCTGCCCGATCTGCAAAACAAAAGCGTTTATTCGCGGCCAGCCCCGCAATGGCGAATTGATCTGCCGTTGTAACAACGACCTATGCGGTCACGTCATGGCATACCACGTCGTTGACGAAAAAACCGGGCAACTGGTCGAAAACCCACGCCAATGCCCCGCCTGCCACTCTTTTAACAACAGCACCGAAACCCACAAGATATTCCGCCCCTACTCCATCACCACCTACCGTAAGTTTATGCAGTGCCTTAACGGCGGCTGCTTTCATAAGAGCGTGATGTTAGTTACTTTTGCCCGAACCATCAGCCCATCAGCGTTTGGCACATACGACCCTGAAAGTGGCACTGTTAATTTGATAAAACCCGTGGAATACCATGTTGCCAACGACACCGACCTTGACGGAATTGAAGAGCAGAATGCTGGCGGATCTGGAATACCGCCTGCCAGCCCTGCGGACACGTCCGGCGAAAGCGGTGCTGACAGTGTTGGTGGTCGTTTTGGCGGGCGTGATCAGCTCCCTCTACTCGTTTGCGAGCTGGATAGCGCAACAACTTGACCCGCTCACCGCCTCAGAAAGTTGGTTAGGGGTTTGGGCTTCACGCCTTGGTGTCCCCCGCAAACTTGCCACCGCCGCCACTGGCACCATTACCGCCAGCGGCGCGGGCGAAATCCCCAACGGAACCCGCCTGCGCCACGCCAGCACCGGCACGCTTTACCGCACCACCGCCAGCGGCAACGCCGGTGAAGTTATCCCTGTCATTGCCGAAACCCCCGGCATCCTTGGCAATCAGCCAACAACCGAAACCCTCACCCTCGAAACGCCCATCACCGGCGTAGCCATGAGCGTAGCCATCACCAGCGCGTTCCAAGGCGGTGCGGACATCGAAACCCTGCCCGCATGGGCGGCGCGTGTCGCCCTCAAGCTGCAAGATCGGCAAAAAATCGGCGACGCTGACGACTACCGACGCTGGGCTATCGACTCCCACACTGCCATTATCGACGCGCAAGTTGACGGCAACAGCCCCGCGCTGGGTGACATCCAAATCTGGGTGCTAGGCACACCCACCGCACCCATCATCGACACCACCACACTGGCGCAAGCCCAAGCGGTACTAGACCGAAAACGTAATGTCGGTTGCACCGTGCGCCTCTTGCCTGCGGTAGCCGCGCCCGTCGCCATCCGCATTGCTGACGTGCCAGAAAGTGCCAAAGCTGCCATCACCAGTGGCATCACCACCTTGTTTGCCAGTCGTGCGAAATTCGCCGGGCAAGTGTGGCCCGAAGAAATCGAACGCATCATCGCCTTGCACACCACCACCTACACCCTGCTTGCGCCCGTCAGCAAAATCACCGCCACCGATAGCAATATCCTCATCATGGGGGAAGTCACATGGCTGTAAGCTGCGAAAAAACGTGGAACGACTACCTGCGGTTGCAAACCCAGCTACTGCCACCCGGCTATGCGTGGGACTGGTCGCCAAGCAGCGTTGGTAAACACCTGCTTGCCGCATTCGCCGACGAATTCGCCCGCGTCCACAACCACCTGTGCCAGCTTGCTGATGCTGGAATTGCGCAATTCGCCGGGGAAATCACCGGCTGGAGCGCACCCGACTACGAACGCCTCCTCCTCGACAAATTCGGCATCGCCGCCACCGTCACTGACGGCTTACAACCCTTTACCTGCGAATCCTCATGCGAATCAGCCCTACTCGACGAGCGCATCGTCTACGCCTACGTCATCACTGTGGACAGCGTAGCCGACGTGCCAGCTTCCGTACTGGCCTACTTGCGCCAATACCAACAATCGCACACCCACTATTACTTGCGCGACCGCCGGATTAATGCGGAGACGCTCTATGACGTGCTCGCGTTTGACTGCGAATCCGAGTGCAACGCGCCGCTGTATGAGCGCGACTGGCACGGAATCCGCGTTTACGCAGACCCAACGTACAGCAACGATGAATTAACAACACTCAGCGGCTGGGCGGCGATCAGCTCACAATTCCGCGCCCATACTGATTTCCACCGGGGGGGCTATGCACTTACCAGATGACGCACAAGGCGCGGAAAATCAACGCTTTGTTGCAGGCAATCCGTTAACAGGCAAACGTGCAACAGTCGTTACCCCTGCGGATCTCAACGCCTACGCCAACGAAATCGCCAACGTCATCCTCGCGGCTGGGGTCGAGCTAGACCCCGCGCGAGAAGATCAGCTCGTCGATGCGCTGTTAACGCTGATGATCCGCACCGTGCGCACAGGCGCACGCGTGACGATTGATTACGCCGCAATCGAATGTGACGGCGGCGAACTCGACGACGACGGAAACCTTGTTGACGATCCGTCGCTAGACATCACTTACCCGGTCGAATTTGATCAAGATTTGACTATCGAACAGCTCAAAACCGAGCTGGAATTTTATGATGATATAGATGGAGGCACGCTGTAATGGCATCAGCTATCAAACGCCAACGCCAACGCCGTGGCACAAATGCAAAACGACTGCTCGAAATCTTGCGAGACGGTGAGCTGTTTTACGTCAAAGACTGGCAAACCGCCACCGAATCCCCGCTGTGGATTGGCGATGGCACGACGCTAGGCGGTAATGACCACCTGTCAGGCTATTATGCAAAGGTAGGCGACGTAGCGACCACCGCTACCGCTAATAAAATTGTACGACGCGATGCAAACGGAAAAATTGCCGGTGACATCCTCGGTAACGCGGCTACAGCAACGTCGGCGACTTCCGCAACCAGCGCCACCGCAGCAGGTAAATTATCCGCAGCGCGAACCATTACTCTAACGGGTGCGGTAACTGGCACTGTATCAACCGATTTATCCGGCAACGTCAGCATCACAACAGGTCTCAGTTCAACCCTCAGCGGCGGTGTGATTTATCAAAGCGAATACAACGCCGAGACCAATACCCCTGCTATCCCAGCAGCATCGGCGGCTAACAAAGGTCACGCGTACCGCGTCAATGTCGCCCGAACCACGGCTACGGCGGTAGCCAACGTGCCAACAACAGACCTTAAAGTCGGGGACTTTTTAGTTTCGACCGGCGCGGGGTGGGATAAGTGGGACAACACAGACCCATCAGCGGCTGAAATATTCGCGCAAATAGACGATATTGACGGCGGCGAGGTGTAATTATGGCAGGACGATGGATACGACCAACGCGCGGAACATTAGCTGCTATCACCGCGCTGGTGAAAAACAAGCCGGGTCGGTTGCTCGCATCCATCCGTGATGCGACTGTTGGCAATCGCCGGTTGTGGGTTGAGCAGGTTGACGGCTCATTGCGTGGGCTTGCGTGGCTGGACGAAGTTTCAAGTGGCGGTGGCAGTGGCGGCGGCGGAAGCCTCGTCACCGCTCCCACCATCAGCGGCTCAACATCCGCTGCTGCTGGCGCATCCGTCACTCTCACTGCATCCGCATCAGTATCAGCATTTGCCGACACCGGCACAACGATTGCCAAATATACGTGGACAAAACCGGATGCAACGACAGTAGACGGTGCAACCCTCGCAATCACCGCATCCGCCACAGTTGGCGGAACCGTCACCGTAAAATGCCGTGCAACTGACACACTCGGCAACGTCAGCGCAGACAAAACGTTTGTACTGACGACAGCAGCCAACACGGGACCTTCCGCCACGGGCGTAACATCAAATCTCCCCGCGACGGTCACGCGGGGCAGCACATACAGCGTAACCTTTTCAGGCGGAACTGACTCTGACGGCACAATTGAAACCCGCACTGCGAGCAATCCTGTGGGCTGTACGCTATCCGCCGCGTCTGGCAGCACAGTCAACGTAACGATCAATAACAACGCAACTAGCGTCAGTTATGATGTGCGAGTAACCGACAATCAAGGGCTGCAATCAACTAACAGCGTCACGATTTCGCGTAGCGGCGCATCAATCGTACAGCCATCAGGCAGTACTGGCGCATTGCCGCTGGGAACGTCTACTGTGACAATTCCCGCAGGTGTATCTAGTGTGAGTGTGTCTGCTAGAGGCGGCGCTGGGACAGCAGCGGTAGCAGCGGTAGCTGGTACTACGTGCCCAGATGATGGACGCTATTATTTTGCCGCTGGAACTTATCTTGGCGGTCCCATAGGTTCTGCTGGCGTTTATTATCCAGATTTTTATACCGTAGCTGGGTCAACAGCTCCGGTGTCTGGCTGTTACTGGGTTAACTGCAATCTTAGCGATGGTAACGGTCACTACTGTTGGGGTGGGGCTGCCACCGGTGGCTCTGCTGCGGTAGCAGGAACCGCCGGATCTGCAACAACAGTATCAGGTGCAGCTAGTGCAACATTTGCTGGATCAGCTACAGGCGTTGCAATAGCACCCGCAGTGACAACACAAGTGCTAACCCTAAATCCCGCAACATCTAACACATTAACTGTGGTTAATAACGGTTCAGCGACGCTTAACTGGTAGGAGATATACATGAGTTATAAATATCAAAACAAAACATATCCATCATTGCCGATGTTAATTGAAACATTGGGGCTGGATGCAGGATCAGGATTGCCGGAAGGCGCGGAATATCAGCATGACGACATCCCTCCTCATGACGCGGTGACGCAGTACGTTACGTGGCAGCGAAATGTCGGTGGCAGTTGGTCAATGATAGTTGTCGACAAGACGCTTCGAGCACGGATTGATCCGGTAACGAATGCTGTTGTCGAGCTGCACCAAACCGGGTTTGTTATTGAGTCGTTAGCTGTGCTCGATACGCTAAATGACGATCAAAAGAATCTGTATTTTGACTGGGAGCAAAACGGCTATGACGTGCCGTTTCAATTGCGCCGTAACATCCGTATCGGCTGGCGGCGCGTTGGTGAGTCGTTTGAGCCGCAGTCGGTATCGTCACTACTGGACGAGGCAAAAGAGTCGGCGCGAGAAATGGCGGAAAACTTCCGGCAGCTTTACGCGAAACCAACAGGTAACACGGAAGTGGGGCTGTGGGCCGTTGTTGCTACTGGGATGATGTTCCGCGATGCGGGGCTGCCCGCCCCGGCGTGGGAACGGATGCTCACGATTGAAGCGGGTGCGCGTGGAATCACTGTTGAGGCATTGCGCACTGAGCAAATCGCTCGTGCGCAGGCTTATCTGGATCTGGGCGCACTTAGCCAAGGCATGGCAAAACACGCACGCGATGCGTTTGTGGGCGACGGCACGGTTGATGGCATCGTTGCCAAATCTGATCAATTCCGGGGGCAAGCAGCGGCTGCGATTGCTAACCCAGTCGCTGTGATTACTGAGTTATTGCAACAGGGGTAACGTATGGATTTATATGCAATCCGGCGCGACATTATCAACCGCGTTATCGGCATCGAAGGTGCGTTTGTCAACGACTCCCGCGACAGCGGTGGCGCGACGAAGTACGGAATTACAGCGGAAACAGCGCGTAAACACGGGATCAGCGACGTATCGAGTATCACTGTCGAGCAAGCATTCGGTATTTACATCACCGGCTACTGGAACGTGTTGATGTTGGATCAAATCGCGGCATTATCACCGGAAATCGCCGAGGAACTGTTTGAACAAGGCGTGAACATGGGTAATTCCGTTCCTGCCGAATGGCTGCAACGGATGCTCAATACGCTCAACCTCAACGGGCGGCGATTTGCCGATGTGACCCCTGACGGCAACATCGGTGAGGCAACAGTCGCGGCATTGGGCGCGTATCTGCGCTGGCGCGGCAAAAAGGGCGAATCTGTGATCGTGCGCGGCTTGAATGCCTATCAGTCGACGTTTTATTTTGATTTAGCGGGTCGTCGACCGAAAGATGAAGCATTCGCCCACGGCTGGCAAGCCAACCGGGTTGCTGAAACGGCGGTGGATCAGTCGGAAATCATGAGTCGTCCTGCTGCTGATGCTCCATTGCCAATGCCTGCACCGGATTTGCCGCCGCTGTATTACATCACTGACAGCAATGGCGAGACGCAGGGTGTTTGGGATAAAGCGTTGCCGGATGGTAAGCCGGATGGGTACATCATCGAGGCCGGGATCAAGTACCCGATTTATGAATATAAACCACCGAAACCGCCACTTGTCAGCACCGAAACTGTTATTGATAGCAGTATCCACGGCGGGTTGTTGTCGATTGCGTCAGCAGGCTTGGCGGCGGTTTTTGGGTTTGATCTGGGTATTAGTCCCGACACTGGTGCGGCGATTGCGGCGGGCGGCGGCATCGGAAGCTTGCTGACGTTTGGCATCAAGCGAGCTGTTAAATGGGCAATGGGCAACGCGGTTGAACTGGTTGCAACAAAAATGCAGGAGCGGATCTTATGAATCCGGCAGTTTGGAAATATCGCCTCGATGCCGATTACAGCATCCAGCTACCCGTCACTCTCAATATCCCAAATGGCAGCAGTCATATTTTGCTACGCGATGCATCAGGTGTTGTCCGTGCGTCGTTGGCAAGTGACGGTACGCTGCGGGTGTTAGCTGGATACGCTTGGGATGGTTGCAGTCCGAAATGGCGCATCGGTGACATTTTGATTGGCACACCAGACGCAGCCCCCGATGAAAAAACGGGTTTACCAAAAACGTATTACGCCAGCTTGATCCATGACGTGCTGTGTCAATTCGAGATCCAACTTAAAGGCATTTTAACTCGGCTCGAAATAGACCGGATTTTTTTGTGGAAGCTGATTGCTGACGGATTTGCGCAGGCACGTATTTATTACATCGCGGTGCGGTCATGGGCATGGGTGCGCGTGTTGCATCCTGTATTCATCACTTGGTGGCAGCGTAAAAAGAGATAGAGAGCGTCAGCCGCTGCGCTAACAGCGGCTGACATCTCAGCAGACAAACATTCCTTGTCAGCTTTTGACCACGGCTCTCCATGCCGCGTACACAGCATTGGGGAGTTTAGTACAAAAAATGCAGCCGTATTAATCGGCAAAGGAAAAATAATGCCTATGCAACAACTGCGCCCACCGCTTGCAGGTTATTTGGGTGGAAAATCACGGTTGGCAAAACGAATTATTGCCGCTATTCCGCCTCACACCTGCTTTGTTGAAGTGTTCTGTGGTGCGGCTTGGGTTCTTTTCAGGAAACCCGAATCGGACGTTGAAATAATTAATGATTTCAGTTCGGATGTAACGAATTTATACCGGGTATTGCAGAATCACTTTGAGGAATTCGTCAAGCAGTTCAAGTTCCAGATTGTTTCTCGTGCTGAATGGAATCGGTTGAACTCAACCCCGCCGGAGACACTAACGGACATTCAACGGGCGGCACGGTTTTTCTACCTGCAAAAAATGTCGTTTGGTGGAAAAGTTTCAGGTCGGGTGTTTGGGACAGCTACCACTGCCCGCCCACGGCTAAACCTGATTAGGTTGGAAGAAGATTTGAGTGCGGCTCACTGGCGTTTGGCACAAGTGACAGTCGAGAATCTGCACTACTCAGACTGCATCCGGCGTTATGACCGTGACCATTCGTTCTTTTACCTGGATCCGCCGTATTACCGCTGCGAGAATGATTACGGCAAAGGGATGTTCAGTCGCGAGGATTTCAATCTGTTATCGGGTCAGCTTTCCCGTATTAAGGGTAAATTCCTACTGTCGCTGAACGATACACCAGAGGTGCGGGAGATATTTGGCGGATTCACGCTGGAAACGGTTGATACCAGTTATTCAACGGGTTCGTCTGGCCCGAAGAAAGTTACTGAGCTGCTGATCCGCAATTACTGAAGACCAAAGCCCCCAGTCGGGGGCTTTGTTTAGAATACCATCGCGGGTTTTATCCCTAAATGGTTAACGGTAAATGCGCGGTTTTCGTTGCTGTCCCATACGGATTCGTCGCTGATTTGCCAACCCTCGCCGATTTTATCCGTAATGAATCTCTCCATCTCAAAGCGCGTTGTGTAATGGGTGCAGCCTTCGGTGTCGGTCAGCTCGACAGTTCCCAGTTGTTGAGCTGTCCCGATAATTATTGTTTCGAGGGCTGTGGGCTTTGTCTTCGCCCAGTCCCAAAACGTCCGACCTTTGATGTCGTCGCCGATGAATGCGACGAGCTGGGCTTCGGTAATGCCGTGTTTTTGGCAGAGGGCAACTAAGCCGCCCTGCCTTGGAGTTCTTGCCATTTAACTTTCCACCTTGACTTGATCCCATCTGTCTGGATATTTTTCAGCATCCCGCTTTTTGTATGAGTTGCATGGGCAGTCGCCCGGAATAATCGAGTAAGAACCCGGCTCTGCATCGCAGAGTCCATCTTGCCCACGGTCGACAAGATTATTCCAGAGGCAATCAGATGGGGATGTTTTGTTGTCCTTTGGCATGATGTGCTCCTTATTGCATTTTACTGGATTCAGCGCACAGTGCTTCCCTTGTTCCAGTGTATAGCCCATTGATTTTGCAATGCGTTCTGCTGACGTCTTGTTATGCAGCTCGCTAATCCTAGTTAAATTTGATTTGACTACTTGTGATGCAGGGCTGTTTACGGGTAAGAACGTTATTTCAGCGAACTTGTCTGCGTTATCCAGTTGAGCATAACGCATCTCTGCTTTTTCCAGTGTTTTATAGCTCTCGGTATTGTTTACCCGGCAATGATCATAGTTAGCCCAGATTTCTGCATCTTCTGTTACACATGGCTTCATTTTTAACGGTCTCCGTATGTTGCTGGTAGGTCTTGTTTTAGGAGGCTTGTTTGCCGTCCACGCGGCTATATTACTGCGGTACTCGCAGTAATGCAACATAAATAAATGCGATATTCGCATTTATTTTACTGGACTACGTGCGCCCGCAGAGCGATAGTGTCCACACCAAAACACAACGGAGAAACACAAAATGAGCAGCGAAAACAAACTTTTAGGCAAGCAACTTAACGCACTTCGCGATTATTTTCAGACGATCCCAACAGAGGTTTTGATGATGGCGTTGGAAGGCGGGATTAATTTGGATCAGATGGCGCATGAGGCTTTAGCAAATAGAGGGTGGAGCGCGGAAAAGAACTACCACGTCGGCATCAATCGGGCACGGGCAGAATATGAGAGCCATTACGACGCGGATTGATTTTGGTGGAGCAAGCCACTGCGATTGCAGCGGTTTTGCCCGTGGTGCAATCGTGGTGCAATTTATTGTTATAAGGCGTAATAAGTTGATATATCAATACACTCATGCACCCGCGTTTTTATTAGGTTTTTGTCAATTTTTGCAGGCTCAGTTTTGTATTTTAACGGACTTGAAAACCGTTGAGGGTTAAACCTCCGGGGGTTCGAATCCCTCGCTCTCCGCCATATTATTGAACGGTGACGTTCTAAAACATCCTGAAACCCGCATCACAGCGGGTTTTTTTATGCCTGAGCCATTCTGATCAGTAATGGGCAAACGTATTCGCAGTTGTTTCTATCCCGCTAGTGGCCTTGATAATTTATATGCTATAAGCCTATAAATCCTCATCGGGAGCCATCATGAGCAACCAAACTTATTCCGGGCAAAAAGAAATCCTGCATTCCAAGCGGGCAAACATCTATTACCTCGAACACTGCCGTGTCATGGTCAAAGGTGGTCGGGTTGTTTTCCTGACACCTGCCGACGATGAAAATCAGTATTGGAATATCCCCATCGCCAACACCACAGTGATTTTGCTGGGTACGGGAACATCACTCACGCAAGCCGCTGTCAGAATGTTATGCGGTGCGGGTGTCATGCTGGGCTTTAGTGGCGGCGGTGGTACGCCATTGTTGGCAGCGACTGAAATCGAATGGCTTTCCCCACAAAGCGAATACCGCCCGACCGAATACCTACAAAGCTGGATGTCCTTTTGGTTTGATGCGCAAAAGCGTTTAAGCATTGCCCGTTTTTTGCAAACCAAACGCCTCGCCTTCCTAGACCAAGTGTGGAGCAAAGACAAAGAGTTACGCCGTTACGATTTTTCCTTGAACGATTTTGAGCTGGAAAAATCCCTGAAACGTTGCCAGCAGGATATTGGCAACAGCCCAGATGTAACGCAGTTATTGCAGTCGGAAGCGCGTTTAACCAAAGCTCTGTACAAGTTTGCTGCCAACCGCACTAATACCGCCGAGTTTGTACGTTCTCATGAGCCGGAAGAGTTGGATTTGGCAAACCAATTCCTCAATCACGGCAATTATTTGGCGTATGGTTTGGCGGCTACCTGTTTGTGGGTGTTGGGTATTCCACACGGTTTTGCAGTCATGCACGGCAAGACGCGGCGGGGTGCGCTGGTTTTCGACGTGGCGGACTTGATCAAGGATGCGATTGTATTGCCGCTGGCGTTTATCGCTGCCGAACAGGGGGCGAAAGAACAGGAGTTCCGCCAGATGTGCTTGCAAGGTTTTACCCAACATGAGGCGTTGGACTTTATGTTTGACGTGGTGAAAGAGGCGGCACAACTCGGTGAGTCTTTGTCATGA